CGCCAACTTCGCCGCCACCAACTTCGCCGCCACCAACTTCGCCACCAAGGCCGCCGCCGAGGCCGCCGCCAACTTCGCCACCATCGCCGCCGCCAACGCCAACAACGCAGGGGTTCTAGACTTAGCCAATTTAGCGGTTCAGGCTTTATCTTACGTTTAAGGAGATTTTATAATGCCTATCAAAATCGTTAAACGCTACTCTCGGGAAGAGATAATGGACGATCTTGAAACTCTCTATATTTTTGGAGATAATTTAGCCCGGGTCGGTATGGGTGGTCAGGCATTTTCTGCCCGAGGTTGTCCGAATGCGGTGGGTATCCCAACGCTTATTTCCCCATCACAACCCGCTTCTGACGCAAGTTATTGGCGCTTGCGAGCCTCTATCTTTTGTGCTTTTGTAAAAATTAAACGGCACCTAAAAGCCGGAGGAACCGTAGTATGGCCAGAGGATGGGGTAGGAACAGGAATTGCTGATTTGAAAAATAACTGTCCTCGATTATTGTCCCACATTCAAAACCAAATCTGTGAACTTATTGATAAATATGGAGAAGTAAAATGAACCAGAACCAGAACCAGCAACACATTTACGCCGACCGCCGCCGGGATGTTCCTCACAAAGAAGCACTGGCTGCTCGTCGTGCAAGGTAGAATGCCCGAACTGTAGGATTTATTGCAGTCCGCAACAAGCGTATTTCGGCTAAAGTTGAAGGGTTGACGTCAACCTTTGTCATTGCAAAACCAGACATGTCAGTAGTAGAAGCTGAACGTCAGGCGTGGCGAGTAGTGGCCCAAACTCTATCCCCTGTTCCGATTGGAGTGCGAACCAACCACGGCCCGAAAACTGATAAATCTTATTGATAGGAGAATTGAAATGTTGACTGGACTACTTTTAGGTGCGCTCAGTTGTGGGGCCTTAATGGCTTTCGAAAATCGTAAAAGGAACAATCTGGCGGTCGAAGCTGCATACATTGTAGGAATGAATATGAGCATCATAGCGATCAGCGGATTAGTTGGAGGATTGGTTCTGTGAGAAAAATAATTGAAAAGGCCCTCATCGAAATCGGTAAGGGTCGAAGCCTTAAAAGAGTGATAACTAATGTTGCCGAAAAGGCTCACAATTATAGGCCGGATTATCCTGAGGGCAAGATTATTGCTCTGCGTTATAATGTGCAAGCCTCTGTAGATCAACACACTGGTCGTAAAAATGTAGAGGCAGTATTCGTGAAAGGAGAACTTGTCGATGTGCGTCTCATTTGAAAACTGCTTTGTATGCAACGGTGCTGGACATATGCAAGGGGACATATTGACCGATTGTGAGAATTGTCGCGGCACAGGCCAATTAAAGGTTGAGGATGAAATGTATTATAGTCCCGATTTTGAGATAGGAGAAAGTAATGCAAACTATTTCGAAAGTAGAAAAATTTAAGTATCAAGAGAAACTTTTTGATAGTGAAGAAGAAGCAGCCATATACGCTGCTACACTTTTGATAACTGGAACTGAACCAGATGCTGACATCAGCCTCAATTTGAAAAAGAATGCCAGAGGAATTATTACTTTCCTACAGAAAGTTAAAGAAAGTGCCTAGCCCTCGTTTATTATCGTTTGGGCTTCTTTCCAAATATCCTGAGCGTTCTTCAATTTTGAGAAAATTTCTGAGAGATGGTAAAGGTAGCACTAGAGCTTATACCGAAGAAGAGAGAATGCACGCCACAGCCATTTATTTCACTCCAGAACTGCCTAGAACTTGGATAGCTTATCAGTTCGCAAAGCGAGGACTCAATTCTGATAAGTATATGGTAAGATTTAGGAAGATTGCTCTTAACCCGAAAAATCCACCTCACTGGAGAGAACTTGGAATTAGAAACCTCCAATTTATTGGACCCGAGGAATTGCTTTATTATTATCAAAGAAGTAACCCCAATAAGCAACACACTCACCCCTCATGGGCCATAGCAATATTCAATGAATTGGTTAAGCAGGGCCGAACACAACGCTCAATTGAAGCGGAATACGGTCTAAAACCCACCACTATTTGCGATTTCAAATTTACCGGAAGAAATTCTCTAACCCCAGTCAAGAACAATGGAATTGTTGGTAAGGAAGAATTTTTAGATCGAATTTATGGCCGAAACAGAGTGAATAAAAGGTTGACGTCAACCCCTTAAGGAGTAGAAAATGAAAACTATTACAGAAGCAACTGCTGTCCACACTGACGGAGTGGGACAGGTAGCACAGGCTACAATCAAAGCATCCGCAAAGCTGTTTAACTTTTTTGCTGATCAAATTTATGCTAACAAATATGTAGCTATTTGGCGGGAACTCGTTAGCAATGGGATTGATGCACAGAAAATCAATGGGAATACAACTTCTCCCCTAATCACCTTACCCTCGAGGTTAGACCCGATTGCCAAGGTGCGAGATTATGGAACAGGAATGGGTCACGAATTTATGATGAATAAATTTATGGCTTTCACAGACGCCTCTACCAAGGAAAATTCCAACGATTTCATCGGCGGATTTGGTATTGGGTCGAAGGCTCCACTTGCTTACACTGAGCAGTATTCTATTAAATGCTACCAAAGTGGGGTGCTTCGCATTTATTCCGTTTTCAAAGACGAAACTGGTTGTCCCGCAATCGCATTTTTGGCTGAGGACAACACCCACGAACCAGATGGTGTTGAAGTTAGTTTTCCTGTTCGTCAGGACGACATTGAAGCGTTCAACGATGTTGTCATAGATACTTTTCAGTATTTCGACCCTTTACCACGTTTAGAAAACACTGTTCTGGAACTCACTCCGGTTCACTATGATAGTCGTGGGCCAAATTGGGGTCTGAACCTTAGTTCTGGACGCTCCCAAATTATTATCGGTGGCGTAGCATATCCTCTTAATATTCAGGAAATGAGTTATAATCAAAAATCCAAATATGAGAAGTTAGTTGATCTTGCTAGCTTTGGGATAGATATTTACTTGCCGATTGGGGAGGCCAATATTGCTCTTTCTCGTGAGCATGTCACACATGATGATGCTCTGTATGAGAAACTGAACAAGATTATGGAAAGCATCGGAGAAGAATTTGGAAAACAAATTTCTAAATCTTTCGAAGAAGCCGATAGTCTTTGGGACGCTAAGAAAAAATTGGCAGAAGCACTTAGTAAGGAAGCATCCTATACTACCAGATATAAGATGATAAAGAAATATGCAACATATCAGGGCGAGAGTTTCTCGACTGAAATTCGTAAACCAGATTCAGAAAAATATCCCATTTCTGTAATTTTTTACGGTTCATTTGGTTACAGTGATAATGTTCGTAATTTGCCTACCACACAAGCCGAAAATCCTAAATTTCGGCTGTGGGACCCTACAGGCTCTTTCCAACCTCGGTCAATTGATCGAATTGTGATAGATGATGCAAAAGATAAACCCATATTAAGGTTGCGTCAGTGTATTAAAGATCACTCAGGAGAACGTATTTTGGTCCTTCGAGACGAGAGTGAGAAAAGCAATCTTAATTGGGTAGAATTTTTGAAGGAATTGGGGTGTCCTCCCCAAAACATGGTAGATCGACTATCCAATTATGAGCCTCTTAAAGTTCTTAGAGCGCCTAGCACCGGTAATTATACCGCTCGGCCTTTCAAAGTATATCTTGGAACTAGATATCTTGGAACTAGAGCGCCGTATCGTGGGTCATCTACTGTGTCTTCTTCTCTACCTACGGATGGTGGGCTTTATGTCTGCATGGATAATTTTAGTCCTTTGTCCACCGACAAGAATATTCGGACGGCCCTATTGGCCGACCCGGCTAACATTGCGTGGTTAAATAAGACAGACTTTGAAAATTCTGATGTGGAAAACAATCCTCTATGGGTGAGTGTTGATGAGGCTGTTGAAAAAGTTAAAACCGAATATCGAGCCAAACATGCGCGATTACCTTGGGCGGAAGCATATTATCAATGGGAGAATAGCGCCCAAAATAGTTTCGGTGACCAACTCGATACATGGTCAAAGCTCAATAAATTTCCAAAGCGAGGCCCCTTGGCGCAATTAAACGCCTTGCGGACCGAGTTCAAAGATGTTACGGATAGCGGAAATTCTATCGTTCGTAACGATTTGCTAGGTGTGAATTATGAAAAACAATTGGCTAAAATTAAGCAGTTAGCTGACCAAGCACGGAAAAAACATCCGTTTTTGTTTGAACTTTCTACACTTGGCGATTATAGCGCCAGAAAACTCTCCACAGCTTTCTGGAATATGTTGTTTTAAGCAGAAACTGAATGGATGAAATTGAAGCATACCTAGATCGGGGTATCCAAACTTATGAGGACCCGGCAGATAGTGAGTATCAGCAAGGCTACGAAGCTGCGTTGATTGAAGTAAGAGCAGAAGTTGAACGTATCAAGAAAGGAAACACAAAATGAAAAATATTGCATTGATTGCCAATTCGACGGGATGCACCGTAGTCATTGGCACTAAGGTTACGACCGTCGCTAACGACCACCCAAACTATCAGGCTATTCAGGATGCCTATGCCGAGGGAGATATCGAGGCAGTTGTAACCCTAATGAGCATTCGTGACACCATCAATACTATTGGGAGAGGTGTTGTTAGGGTTGAAGGCGATCAGCTTTTTTATGGCGACCGTCCGGTTAGCAACGGTTTGGCGAAACGTATCATCAAGTTGCTTCAAGAGGGTCGTGAAGGCTTCGCTAAGCCCCTGATTGCATTCATGGAGAATGTCATGCAGAACCCTTCTTTCCGTGCTGTAGAAGGGCTGTATGAGTGGCTAGAGCGGTCTAAGTTGCCAATCACCCCCGATGGTTGTTTTATTGCTTGGAAGATTGTCCGTAACGATTATCGAGACCACTACACTGGAAAATTTGATAACAGTGTAGGTCAGGTTGTGGAGGTTGCTCGCAACCAAGTCAACGAGGACCCAAATCAGACTTGCTCGAATGGACTACATTTCTGCTCGAACGAGTATCTACCTCATTACGGTAACATTCACGGTGGTAGCCGAATTATGATGGTCAAGGTCAATCCTCGTGATGTGGGCGCTTTTCCGAAGGATTATAATATCAGCAAGGGTCGTTGCTGCCGTTATGAGGTTATCGGTGAAGTTACTGCTGCCGAGACTGAGACAGTCTTCAAAGACGTTAAATCGGGGGTTTACAAAGTTCCTACCCGCAAAGGTAAGACTGTAGCTCACCTTGAAACCTCGGTTACAGATCGGGCAGAAATCATATTGGTTTTCACTGATGGGACCAAGCAACGGACTAAAAATCGTTTGGGGGACACCATAGGTTTTGACCAGAATGGTGCTGTCGTGACTCTCCAGCCTTCTGGACGTCAAATCACTATTGTTTAAGGGCGACTTGTTGACCGTCAACCTTAGGTTGACGGTCAACCTTTTTGGAGTTCAGATTATGAAATATTCGGTAGAACATAAGGTCTCTCATCGAGAATGGGATGAAGTAACTATAAGTGCAGAAGATTTTCTAGATAATAGAGAAAAATTTCTTGATGAGGATGGTGACTTCATTGGAATGCCAGTTTTCAATTTCACAAATGGTAAAATTTGGTGTGATGAATTTTGGTCTATAAATAAAGATAGAACAATAAGCATTTCGTCCCACTCTGGTGGAATAGTAGATTGGTCAGAAAAGAATCAAAGTTACATTCGCACTTACTATGGTTCTGAGAGAAATTTAGGCAAGATTATTTCTGTAGAGTTTAATTTGACAGAAGAATTAAAGAAGAAATTAGATGCCCCTTAGACAATTTCTTTGGGACAACTTTGGTCGGTCAGAAGATGATCTTGAATTTTAGGAGATAAAAATTGACTTGGAGAGAAAAACTCACGGCCTTAGGATTATTTATCATGGTTGGAGGTTTAGTCATAACTTCATGCTTCCAACTAAATAGGAACGAATTAGACAGAATTATTTTTGCAACAATTCTTATTGGAACTCTTTTCATAATTCTATGCATCTATTCACCAAAAAGGAAATGAAATGCACTTCTGTATACACGAACTCTTGGCGCTATCTTTGATCGTTAATGCTATAAACGGAGGTAGCTTTATCTGGCTTTGGAAACAAGTCACTTCAGCAAGAGCTTTAGCCCAAAAATATTTGAATGAGGTAAAAGCTCGTCCTGTAAAAACAATTATATATGGCAATAATCATGAAAGCCCATAAATGGGGGGAATGGGTTCTATGTTAGGACTCAAATAGAAGCCACTAGCGATGATCAATCTTATTCAAAGATTGAGCTTTCTACCTCACAACAGGAGTTGAATGAGTTTTTGAACGGCTTTCAAACACCAAAGGTTGACCGTCAACCTTCGACTGCTCCAGAACCCACCTCCAAAAAGAATTTCTTAATAAACTCCCGGCAATTATCTTTGGAAGAAGCTATTTGGAAAGCCCCCGCTTGAAGTAACTATGAAAGTCTCTGCCATTGTCTTTGAAAGGATGAATGAGCACTTTAAGGAGAAAAATAATGTATCTAAATCTCAAACAGATTAAGGAAAATTTAGGGGTTAATTCTCTCCTAACCAATGAGGGTGCCAACCCTAAAGTAGCAAAGAACGAGAAACTTGGAGTGTTAGGAGCCGTGCTTCACTTAGCGCCTCACACTTTATCCGGCTATCAGACCTGTCCTATGTCTAGCGCAGGTTGTCGAGCAAGCTGCTTAATGACTGCCGGAAACCCGGCATATCTTAAAAATAAAACCGAAGCTCGCATCAAAAGAACAAAGGCCTTTTTCGAAAATAGGGAGGCGTTCATGAACATGCTTGTCTTAGAACTTGCAGGACATGTAGCGTCGAGCAAGCGTCAAAATTATGACCCGAGTATTCGTCTAAATGGCACATCGGATATTCGTTGGGAATCAGTTCGCTTTAATTTGTATCAGTGGGTTGCAGAACGGATTAAATATTCTGGAAACTGTCAAAAAGTGACAGTATTTGATATTTTTCCGGATTGTCAGTTTTATGACTACACTAAGCTCCATAACCGGAAGAAAGTCCCTTCAAACTATCATTTGACGTTCTCTATGAATGAAACCAATCAGAAGTTTGCGGAAAAGCAGCCCCTGAACGTGGCTGTAGTGTTTGCAGGTAAATTGCCAGAAACATATCTCGGTCGTTCAGTTATTGATGGAGATGAACATGATTATAGGCCTGCGGACCCCTCAGGCATCGTAGTAGGGCTTAAAGCAAAAGGAAAGGGACGGGTGGACGACACCGGTTTTGTGATTCAATTGTGAGGATTTTATCTAATCAAATCATCTGTTTGAAATGTCATTCAAGTCCATTTTCTAGGAACCGTCACGATTTTGTTTATTGTAATTGTGGTGCTGTTGCTGTGGATGGGGGTATGGAGTATCTTCGAAGAGTTGGAGATATGTCGGCAATAAAGGACATTTCGATAGTTATCGAGAATGATACCTACAGTCTTTTAGATCAGGCATTGAAAAATGAACGAACAAACAACCTCGGTAAAATTTGTGAAATTGCTCGAAATCTCAGAGACACCGGATATTGGAATCTTGATAAAGAACCAAACCCATCCTGAGGATATAGCTCAAATATTGGGAACGCACCCTGTGGCCCTTAGAAGGATTTTGCCTAAAAATTATCAGGGAGGACCTCGATTAACCATCCCTTATGGAATGACTAATCAAAGTGCTCCTTTTAGAGCTTTTTTAGCAGATATTCTCATTACTATGGGTGAGCGGGGCTTGAGTCGTCAACAAATATCCAAAATAACTGGATTAAATAAACATGAGAGCTGTCGGGCAGAACGTCGTCCTTTTTCTCATGATTGGACAATTAGTCAAATTGAACGCACTTTGAAATGGAAGGAGACTTGTGACATTACTCGAAGATCATGCTAAACGCTTTTGGACTTCGATGCAGAAGCTCAAAAGTAATCGACCACTTTCGGTCACATTCGCTAGGGAGACTGAATTACCGACCCTACGGGCCGTGACTCCCTTTAATCATATTAAAATTCGTATCACAAAGGAATTAGGAAATGACAACAATGACCCAAAGCACTGCGCTTGAAATTGCAACTCTTGCCGCAGGTATAAAGAAAGCCGAAGCTTCTCTAGTAGAGGCTAAGGTTCGTCTCATTGAACTTGTTGGTGACGAGGGTGAAACCTTCACAACTGGTATTGGAAAGGTCTCGGTAACAAAAAGAACCTTTGACCGTCCTACAGGTATGTTTAGTTTTGCTCTTGACAGCACAGTGTTTGCCCGCCTAGATGAGAGCATCCAAGCAAACTTGGTTAAGCAGGGAGTTGTCCGTAAAGAAGAGAAGATCACTCGGGGACAAGCACCTGTGGTAAAAGTAACCCTTAGCTAAGGAGAATGAAATGAATAAGTCAGCTTTAGAAGAATTGCAAGAAGTTGAAGCTCATGCAAAGAAATTGCGTGAGCAGGTGACACCTGACGTCACCAACCGAATGGCGGAAATCGTTAAAGAAATCAATCAACTTGCCGCCGAGGGACAGGCTTTAGCCGATACCAGTCGTTTGCAGTTTGATCTTAGTGGCTTAAACTTTTTGCCTTATGGGGCGGGAGGTTTATGTTACAATCCTGTAAAGAGCGAATGGGACGATGAAGGTTGGTCCTCTTCGAGCATGGGTTGTTAAATGCTCGACCAAGATAAGCTCGCTCGCATTGCTACCATCAAGCAGGAAGTGAAACTCCTGCTTGATGAAGCAACTAAATTAGCGGATGAAACGAAAACCCGGATAGGCTTTTATGATATGCCTTGGACCAAAGCTAGAGGCAGCGGTGGTTCTCAATATTACGGGGTGGGAAACGAAGGCCGCTATGATGGGGAAGGTAGTTACGTTACTCCCGAGGATTATGGAGGTTGGCGTAGCTCGGCAACGGATTATTGCTAATGATCATTTTAGGCTCACACTCAATTCAACATATTTTGGGCCGGGAGAGCAAGGACATTGACGTCCTTGCTACTCTTCCTGACTTCCAAGACTATCTCGGAGTCAACCCCACAGTAGTTGATAAAGATCATGTTTTTGCTAAAAAAGGCAATCAAATTTTTGATTGCGAGTTAATATGGGATTCAGGACTTGGACTGGAATTAGCTAGACTAATACTATCTCATTCCCAAACACGTTTCGATCAAGATTTGAAAGCATGGATTCCAAATCTCAACATTTTGTATATGTTGAAAATGACTCACAGATTCAAGAAAAACTCTCCTCATTTCCGAAAAACTATGAATGACATTCACTTGATGCGCAAGGCTGGAGCAATAATTGAGCCAGCACATATGGATTTCTTTAAGAGGCGTCAAAAAGAAACCTTGTATTATGAGCATCCCAATCTTAATCGTAGTAAGGATGAGTTTTTCAATCCCGAAGATAATTATATGGTTTATGATCATGATTCTATCCACTTAACAGTAGCCCTTTACGGACAACCAGCCTACGAAAGTTATAAAACGCAAGGTAATGAGGTGCTGACTTCTCGAAAAATGTTTGAGACTTGCCCAAAACACTTGCAACTAGCAGGAGTTTACGAAGAAGCGGCTGTTCTGGCTCTGGAACGCCACCAGATACCTAATAGATTTGCTCCACACTATCTTCATAGTGCTCAAATTGCTTTGGAGAAAGTTTGCACCTCCATAACCTCCGGACATTTTCGAGAATTTGCTTGGGAGAATTATGATAATGTTCTTCATATGTTTCGAAATCTCCCAAATTTTGTAGAAAATTTTCATAAGAACAAACATATGCTTATCCCATATATTCGAAAGGAAACCTAATGCCTGAGAGCCTTTCAAATTTTGGGGAGTTGCTCCCAAAATAGATACATCGGAGTGGCTGGAAGATAAAATCATCTCAATTCAGAAAGATATTGTATTTTTCACAGATGAAAATGAGAAAGAAATCAAAAGAGTTTTTGATCGTAATAGTTGGCTGAAACAATTGAGGGAGTCGTTAAATGACTGATACACTTTACAAATATGACACTAAAGGTGGTTTAAGAACTTGGCGAATGGAGATTGATGGTTCTCGTTACCGGACTGCGGCAGGAGTAGCCGGAGGGGTAGAGGTTTTTTCAGAATGGACTCAAGCAAAAGCCAAAAACATCGGTAAAGCAAATGAAACTAGTCCAGAAGATCAAGCTAAATTAGAAGTGGCCTCAAAATATGAACATAAGTTGACTAGAGAATATCACAAATCAACAGAGGCGGCTCAAAGTGGAGCACATTTCTTCAAACCTATGCTGGCAAAAGAATACTCCGGCTTTCCTCTTTGGCAGACAGTCTATGCTCAACCAAAGCTCGATGGAATGCGCTGTATTGCGACTCGACAAGGTTTGTTTTCTAGGCAGGGTAAGGCTATTTTGGGGTGTCCTCACATTTATGAGGCCTTGAAACCAGCTTTTGAAACTGACCCAAACCTAATTCTTGATGGAGAACTTTACAATCATGAATTGAAAGATGATTTTCCTAAGCTTATGTCTCTTTGCAAAAAGCAAGACCCTTCGGAAGAAGAACTGGCCGAATCTGGCCGACTAGTGCAATATCATGTATATGATTGTCCTTCTAAGGCCGACCGACGTTTCTCGATACGAATTGCTTATGCTAACCAGTCTCTTCAATATTTGTCCGAAGAGAGCTGTATTTGGAAAGTTGAAACCGTCGCCTTTGAGGGTAAGCCCGAAGATTCAGAACGCTTCAACACCTTCCATGGTGCCTGTGTGGCAGCAGGTTATGAAGGTTCAATGCTACGTCTGGATACTCCCTATGAACAAAAAAGAAGCAAAAATCTCCTTAAGCGTAAGGATTTCCTTGAAGATGAGTTCCCCGTTCTCTCTTTAGAAGAAGGTATAGGAAACTGGTCTGGAAAGGTTAAATCTGTAGTTTGTAAAGCAAAAAATGGTAAGGAATTTGGTGCAGGCTTGAAAGGCACAATGGAATATGCAGAAAGTTTAATAGGAAAATCTTTTCAAACTGCTACCGTTCGTTATTTTGAACTTACACCAGACGGTGTTCCTCGATTTGGTATTGTTATTGCTTTGTATGACGGAGAAAGGGATGTGTGATGATTACCGAAAAAGACATTCCAAAAGAATGGGTCGATCTTCTACTTAAGTTTCAAACTATTCATTCTAAAGTAGTTCTTGCTGGAGGGTCTTTAAGAGATTTAGATCATGGCCTAGATGTAAAAGATTTAGATTTCTTTGTAGCTTGTGGCTCAGAAAGTGAAGCTACAGCCCTTAACAAATTATTAGGGGGAAAAGAACCTGAGCAAAATGATACCGATGCTTGGTATCCTGAATCTATGAGAGAAATTATATTAGTGACTAATATGGATGTTGAAGGACTTCCCCCAATCCAACTAATTTTTGTGAATTGGAGTATTCAATATATAACTCAGAGATTCGATTATGGTCTTTGTCAAATTTCTTTTAATGGAAAATACTTGGAAAGAAGCAAGGGCTATTTGGAAGATCATGATGATAAGGTTTTTCGCCTGATAAGATCAGAATCACCACTGGCGCTGGCTAGCAGTGTTCATAGGTTTTCTCGTTGGGTTCCAAGGTATCCTTCACATAAGTGGATTTTAGGGGTTGATCTAAACTTCACGGATATGGTGAGTGAAACTATCTGTTGACAGCGGAGAAGGAAATGTGCAATTTGTTTGCACCGCTGCTAATTTAGGCAAAGGAACCGGAAGTGATGCCGACTTTAAGAAGTTTATGCAGGAAGTTTTGAGGAACAATCGCTGACCACTAGTGAATACGGACAGGACGGCGCTTCGAGTGCGCCCACCTCCACCATAATGGGGGTGAAAGGGTATCGACTGACGGGATAAGCTAGTGTGAGGTTGTAGGTGTGATTACCTTAAAAGATCAACATTGATAACTGTCAATGATAACCAGCCAGAAATGGCACTTCGTCTCGCAGCTTAACTGCTCTTGACACCGGCTTGGCCCACCGTGGAACAGAACGGGCCATAGTTTTTGCGCCTATAGCTCAACTGGAATAGAGTTGCCGACTTCTAATCGGTAGGTTGTAGGTTCGAGTCCTACTAGGCGCACCATTTTTAAGGAGAATAGTATGTATTATGATCTGTTCAGTAATTGGGGAGATGTTCAAAGAGAATTTGCGATGAACGACCCAGAACCAGATGAGGTTCTATATGCTCAGTATGATCATGAAGCTTATGGTTGCGATGGTAGTGCTGATGTTCTGTATAGAAATGGAGACACATACTATTATGTTTCAGGTGGACATTGTTCCTGTTATGGTCTAGAAGGTCAATGGAGTCCCGAAACATATTCAAGAGAAACTCTGCTCGGTGCGTTTGCTAGGGCAGAGCAAGCCAAGCATCGTTATGGTTTTTTCAGCACCAAAGGTGCTTTTATTCGTGAACGGCTAGCTCAATAGGTTAGAGCACCGTCCTTTTAAGTCGGGGGTTCCGAGTTCAAGTCTAGGGCCGTTCACCACTTCTTTCTTTAGCGACGGTGGCGGAAATGGCTCAAGAACATGCAGGTTCGAGTCCTGTTCGTCGCTCCACTTGACATAGGTCATTTACCTTGCTATGGGTTGATCATTATGACTAGTAACGCAACCTTTATTGGAACGACAGCGACCCGCCAAGGTGGGTTCGCTGTCGTGCGTGAACGAGAGATTCGCTTCGGCTGAACCTCTCTACTAGTCTAAACCCAACTCCTACATTGAGAATTGAGTTAAGCTGGTAGACGACCCGTCGTCTAATGGCTAAGACGCTTGACTTTCAATCAGGAAATGGGGGTTCGATTCCCCTCGGGCCGACCAAAGGAGATATGATGTGCTACATTGGAATGAAGGTTCAGTAGAAAACAATGGAAGATCAGCGGCATATAATGGTCTTTCTCATTCAGATTGTCCTTTCAAACGAGGGAAAAATAAATGGATTTGGTTGAAAGGATATTTTGACGTTAAGAATGATGTTCCATAGCTCAGTTGGTAGAGCAAGCGACTGATAATCGCTGTGTCGTAGGTTCGAGTCCTACTGGAACAACCAATGGTCCGTTAGCTCAGAAGTAGAGCGTCCCCCTTACAAGGGGAAGGTCGGGATAGCATAATTCTCACGGACTACCATCCCTCAGTATTCCCCTTGGCTACGAACCAAGAAACGGATAACTGGATGAAAATGCAGGTTCGAATCCTGTCTGGGGGTCCATGTAGAAGTAGCTGATGAGGTCTTAGCGGCGAGTTGAAGCCTCGCAGATGTGGGTTCGAGTCCTACCTTCTACACCAGCGCCGGATGAGCAATAGTGGGGATGCAGTCGCCTTGTAAGCGAAAGAATGGGGTTCGAGTCCTCAATCCGGCACCATTTAGGAGAATGAAAATGGATAGAATATCGGTCTCAAGTTCAAATATTGCTGCTGTGGGATATGATGAGTCTACAGAGACTTTGGAAGTGGAGTTCAACTCAGGACTTGTTTATGAATATGATGCGGTTCCAAAAACAATTTATGAATCTATGATCATAGCAAATTCAGTTGGAATTTTCTTTAACGAGAATGTAAAAGGAAGATTTGATTACATACAAGTTTAAGGTCATCCGAGGGGGTGCCGACGGTTCCCCTGCAAGGAGCTAGGAACGGTTCAACTCCGTTATGCTCCATCATTGCGGATTTGGTATATGGGTTGTGCCTTAGCCTTCCAAGCTAAAGAAGCGGGTTCGAGTCCCGCATTCCGCTCCATTCCCCGATAGTTTAATTTGGTTAAAATCTGGGACTTTGAATCCCAAGAAACAGGTTCGAGGCCTGAGCGGGGAACCAGTTTTAGGAGATACATATGGCTCGTGAAGCCGGAGCATGGGTTGATCATGTCTCATATTCCTATTCACCCTCAATCCATGAATAGATGGAAATTAAATGTGCATGGGCATACTCATGATAAATTGATACAGTCAAAAGTAGGAGAAATCTTCTATGGAAATTATTCAGACCCTCGCTACCGTTGTGTGAGCATGGAACAAATCAATTACACCCCAATAGACTTGATGGAGATTATCAATGGACTTTGAACGCTTTTCTAGTTTGACTCGTTTTAGTCAGGGTTGGACGATAACTGAAAAACTTGATGGAACTAATGCGCAGGTTGCTTGGCGACCTAAGGCTGATTATCAATCAGAACCCGGAGCTGCTCTGACAGAGCATGAGGGCTATTATCTATTTGCTGGTTCGCGCAACCGCTGGTTATCCTTAGATAAGGATAACATGGGTTTTGCTCGATTTGTTTCACATAATGTTAGTGAGCTTTTCAAACTAGGGGAAGGCCGACACTTCGGAGAGTGGTATGGTTCTGGAATCAAGCGAGGTTATGGGCTGACTGGCGGAGAAAAAAGATTTGCACTTTTCAACAGCTTGCGTTGGAAAGATAATCCAGATCGTCCTCAATGTTGTGAGGTTGTTCACACTTTTATTCAAGATGAGTATCTGAATAATCCGGATGGTGCGGCTCAAGGCATAATGACCATGTTAAAGGAAAATGGAAGCTATCACGCCCCCGGCTTCATGGACCCAGAAGGTATTGTTATGTTTCACCGTAAATCTGGTGTAGCATTCAAAAAAACTTTCGATTATGATGAACAAGGTAAGTGGGCTGAAATGAAGAGTTGACACATATAAAAATTTCCTCTAAAGGAAAGTTATCAACTCAATCTGGAAAGGAGAGAAACGTGAAAAATCATAGAGTATCTCTGAGGCAGATACGATGGCATAACCCCCTGTGGGGTTTAAGCATCAAACTAGGTGTAGCGGGATAGAGCAGTGGCAGCTCGTCAGCCTCATAAGTTGAAGGTCGAAGGTTCGAGTCCTTCTCCCGCTACCAAAATTTTCAAGCAATGATGGCCATAGCCGAACAAGGTGGACGGGGCAGACTGTTAATCTGCATATGGTAGGTTCGAGTCCTACATGGTCAGCCAAATTTCTCTGGGAGTAGGCCCGTAATCAGGTAGCGGTCCCGCTTTGGAAGCGGGTGGAGTAATATCCCTTGTCAGTTCGAATCTGACCTTCCAGACCATTTTTAGGAGAATTAGAATGTCCAATCTCTTCGAGGATTTCCCCGCTGCTCTGGTTCTCCCATTTTGACTGGCTCATTAGGTCTATGAAAATCTGTAGTTCCGTAGCTCAATGGTAGAGCCAGCCCCTCATAAGGGCCGGGGTGAGAGTTCGAATCTCTCCGGAACTACCAAGTATATCTACCCAGCACGATGCCCTCATGGTCCTCCTTGTGAGTGTAAAATGACTAGAGTGGATGGTTTAGGAGGTACCTGTAGAGCAGGTAAAGCATTTAGAGGTGATGTATCGGTCTCCAAAACCGAAGAGCAAAGTTCGAGTCTTTGTGCCTGTGCCAATTTATGGTGTTGTAAGTGTTGAGGGATACACGCGGGTTTGTGAAGCCTGAGTATCGGGATCGTTACCCGAACTTCACCCCAATCTAAGGATTAGATCATGATTCATCCTTTTAAGGATTTCAAATTTTACGCGCTAATGGCTCCAGAGCTTTATCCTCCAATTATTGTGACAACTTACTTTGAAGGTAAAATGATCACAAAAATATGGAGAAGATCAAGCTCAATTAAATTATCTGATTTCTGTAAGTCCTTTAAGGAGGAGTTATGTGGATAATAGCTACCCCAGACCTCAAAAACTTCTTACCGGTTACACTTTCAATGGAAAACAATATACTAGACGGTGGGAATATTCTTTCTGTCCAAAAGCATCGCTAGGCTTTGTAGAATTTTTATGGAAGAAATTCAAGCAAGATATTACGCTAGAAATCTGATCAAAATAGAAATCCAAACACTTAATGGTAGCTATAAACCGAAAGGAGCAGAAGCAGCCGCCCTCTGGGAGTATTTAGCAGAGCAAGGTTTTTCCAACTATCGCTCTGGAACTCTCACAGAAGCTGGTAAGCTTGTTGCAAAATATTTATGACAGCAACTCTTAAAGCAACCCAGATAGCAGACCTTGCGGTTGCTATTCGTAATCCTCGTTCGCTGAACATCTCCGAACCGGGTACAGGTAAGACACCTATTTTTTGTGCTTTGTCGTATTATTATTGGACAAAGAAAGCGAAAAAAACAATTATTGTGCAGCCCAATCACCTTCGCTCCAAAAATCGCTTAGAGGTTATACGATTCACAGGATTTAAGCCTGAGGAAGTGGTGGTTCTGGAAAAAGCTCACGAGGTTTTGGGACCCCACAAACGAAGAGCATATAGTAATGCTTGTCAAGAGACAGGTTACATCAATTATATAGATGATCCAGATGCTAAGGTTTTTTGCGTAGGTTTCACGTTTCTAAAAAATCATTGGACTGACTTAATTGATCTTCATCCAGAGATAGATTTAGTAATTGTAGATGAAGGACATTTAGGCTACAAAACCTATAACAGCAAAGCCTCAGCTGAACTTTATAAACTGATGGACTACTGTAAGGGATTCTACTACTGCACCGGGACTCCAATTGATGGACGTCTGGACAGTTGCTTTGCTGCGACTCATATCATCGAGCCGAGCTATTACGGCTCTTACCAAGGGTTCTTGGCACAGCATGCCGGTTTCGTAGATGATTATGGTAAAGTCTTGTATTGGGTTAATGAGGAAAAAGTGACCGAAATTCTCAATCGTCATGGAGTTCGTCGTCTCTGGAAAGATATTCATGGCGATCAGGATAGAGACATCATCATTATTGATGATCTTGAAATGAAACCTAAAATGCGTGAGGCATATGACGAATTTGATCAAATGGCTTGTGTAGAACTAGACGGACTCATGTTAGACGGCACTAACCCCGGTGTTGCTACTATGAGAGCTAGACAAATTATCAATTGCCCACAAATATTTGGAATCGAAGAGAAAACTTCGAAACAAGAATATTTGGAAGGAATTGCGGAGTCAGGTATGATTGTCTTTTCGTCAATGCCGGATGAGGTTGAAGCTAATGCTCAAATCCTCAGAGATTTAGGTCTCAAAGTAGGTGTTATGCACGGAAAAATCCCACATAAGGAGCGAGTAGCGGTTGATGAAGCCTATCAGACTGGAGAGCTTGATGCAATATGTGCCACCCCTGCGGTAGCCTCAACGGGCTGGAACTGGCAAAGAACTAAAATCATTGTCTACACCAGTTTGGATTATTTGGATTCAAATCTTGAACAATCTATACGTAGAGGTGAACGAGAATTGAGGCAGTTTCCTCTAACAATTTATTTCTTAGAATATGAGAGGTCTGTAGACCAGAAAGTCAGAAAAATTGTGATTGTGAAAGAAAATCTCTCTAATACTGTCATGCAGAATGTGAAAGGCCTAACATGATAGACTGGCTTATAGAGGTAATTAAAACAAATCAAGTAGCTCAAGGTGTTATTTTAGCTGCTCCTACCACGGCCTTAATGTACGCTTTGAGAGAACTTCCTGAAAAAGTTTATAGCTCAATCAAAAATATGTTCACCTATACTATAACATTCAAATCAGATATGGATCAGTATGTCGTTGTAAACAAGTTAATACTTGATAAAATAATTCTTCCTAAGTTATCCAGGGGATTTTCTTATGATACTCTATATTTATGGAACAATGTTGAGGAAAGAAATGAAGAAATATTCACTGGAGTTAGTATTGGGTATGGTAGTCATTGGGGATGGTATGAAGGTTACCCAGTAATTGTAACTAGAACTCTTGAGGAAAACACACAGACAAATAACTTCAAAGAAATATTAACAGTCCAATTCTTTGGACGTTCTGCGCGTCCAGTAGAAAAACTTTCAGAAGAAATTTCCATTCTTCTACGGAAAAGAGTATTTTCCGATAAAGTTACGATCAGAGTAAACTGGGGATCAAGCTGGAAAATAGGAACTAAAATCTCTAGGAGAGGAATGAATACTGTCTTTACTACTGATGATGTGGGTTATGATCTATTAGAAAAAATTAGAGAATTTTCTAACAAACAAGAAGAATATCAGCGCAAGGGTATTCCTTGGCATATGGGTATTCTTTTAGAAGGAGAACCCGGAACCGGAAAGACTTCTTTGATACACGCTTTAGCTTCCGAATCTGGTAGAGAAATAGCTTTTCTGAATTTAGCAGCGATAGAAAATGATGCGGAATTATCGAATCTGATATCAAACCAAATCAATTGGAGCAATGTGATTTTAGTTTTAGAGGATATTGATGTTAGTCGGATAGCGGTTGATCGAAAAAATCAATCAAAAACGATTGCGTTGAGCAGCATGTTGAATTTACTAGATGGCTTAGTTACTCCGGAAGGTCTGATCATTATTGCTACGACAAACTGTCCAGAGGTGTTGGACTCCGCACTAACTCGATCAGGTCGTTTTGACCACAGAGCGCTGCTAAGCAAACTTAATTGGAAACAATTCAAAGATATGGCTAGACTCCTTAGAGAAGATTGGGAACAATTCGAGGAGTTAGAAAACTACTATGTCCCGGTGTCGGGAGCCAGTTTGAGGGAGTGGATGTTGAACGAAACTTTTGATCATATAAAAACACGTTTTTTGCCTTAAGTTATATATTTATTATTTTTTAAGTCGTAGTGCGTTAAATAAAATATAATAAAAACAATAATATATAATACAAGTATGCAACTTAGGGTATTTTTATAAGATTTAGCGTTTGAAAGGATAAGACCCATGCTGGAGAGAATCAAATTATTCGATTTCGATGGAGTTTTAGGCTCTCCTTTAGAAGAGGCTCTTTTTCAGCTTCCTGAGTCTGATAAAGACGTTGCTTTCATTGAGAAAGCGACAGAGCTTCTGGGCTTACGAGGAGAATATGAAAGAAAGCACTCTTTGAGATACATGTGTATGCAAGGAATCATGCACAGAATGGGAGATAACATCTCTCAGGGGCCTATGTTTGGTGAAGCGACAGGTAATTATATGATTCTTACTGCTCGTTCAGACTATTATGCGATTAAGAGAATGTTTGAATTTCTTGATTGCTATGATCTTAGGCCAATGAGAGTGTTCACATTGGGCAACACTCCAAAAGCAGAAGTAATCCGAACACTACTTGGTTTCTATCCGGAGCATCGTTTCGATTTCTGGGATGATCTGCAAAAACATCTTGATGGGGCCAATGCTTTGGGTAATGATCGAGTTAGAACATTTAAGGTTGACAATGATATGCAAGCTATGTATGAGAAAGCCTTAGGTTACTATCAGGATCAAATATTAGGTTATTTCGAATGAATGGAAGAGTGATCATCGTAGAAGGCTACTCTAAAGCCCTCATTCAAGCGAATCCCGATGTGCTCTTTGCATTTGAAGATAACTTACAACGTGTAGGATTCATAGGTCAATCAGCAGCAGCCAGAGGATGTCCGAACGCCGTTGGTATACCTACAAAAATTTCCCCGACAGAACATATCTTTGACGACCTTATTGGTCACCCAATAAAAGAAGTTGACTTTGGCTACGATGGTCCATATGGCCATATCATCTTAGAAATCATAAAAGCTTTTGCCACTCTACGCAACCACCTGAGAGCAGGAGGAAGCATAGCTTGGCCAAAGGAAGGAGTTGGCGCGGGAGAGTCTCGCTTGATTATAACAGCTCCTATCTTGCTTCAAGGAATTGAAGCTTGTAAAACTCTTGTGTTTTTAGAGGCAGTCTCTATTACACAAGAATCACATAAATGAGGAATTGAAATTATGAGTAATGGTATCGAAGATGCAATCGCAGAAGCAGAAGCAGCCGCAGCAGCTACCCCAGAAGTAAAGACACCTGCCCAGACTACTGCTTTGACAGCTCCAAGTGCTAACACACCTGTGGATATGGGTGTAACCTCGTTCCTGAAATCAGGAGGCCTACAGCCAGACATTTGGCTCGATGTCAAAGACACCGGACTAAAACTCATTAAGACTGAGAAGGCGGTTATTGATGATTTTATTGCCGATCTTGATTTTTCACAGGTTAAATTGTTTGTTGGCCTTCGAGTTAAACTGCCGGGCAATAAGTTCGAGTATATTAAGTCTTATGACGGACGAACTGAGGCTAAAACAGGAAAGCCGTGGGCTACAGCTGTTCAAGAAGCAAACGCTCGGGCGGCTGAGCCAGCTGAACAATATCGTGGGGCTGACATTCTTATGGTCTTGTCTGAGCCGGTTAAGCAGGGTGCTCAAACTATTGAGGCGGGTAAGAAAATTGGATACACCACGGCTGTCACAGGCTTTGGAGCATTCCAGAGCTTCTTGGCTGAGGTGATTCAAAGTGGTGATGTTGTTGTCGGCGCTAATGATGCCCTCAGTGGTAATGTGCAAGTCCGTGCCTCCCACATTGAAAAGAGTAACGCAAGTTACACTTGGGGCGTAGTTGGATTTGCTAAGGCTTAATTCAATTTGTCAACAGCTTCCGAGGGGTGAGCTTATCACCCCTCATTTTCTCTTTTTTCCTAGACTAAAATGATCTACGACTATAGATCAACCCCTAATTCGGAGACCCATCATAATGGCACGACAATTCCACCCCGGCATGGGGCAGGCAGTAGCAGAACGTACAATTCTTCGTAAAATTCCAATCAATCCTTCGACTTTGAAAGTAAGTCAGAATGACCCTAATCATGATCATATAAAGCTCTACTGCGAAACACATGGTAAAGAATTTGTAGTTGATGAGACTAATCAGGCAGAGCCTGTTGGAGTTCGTTGGGAAAGTTGGGATGAAGTTGCAAAACGAGTAGCACAAGGTAATGTGAGCCTCTATCCCGAAGAAGGTGAAGAAGAGCTATTGGCAAAACATATTGCCAATGCCAATATTCTCATGTCTGGACGCCATCTCCAACATGGAGATATAAATCAGAGTAAGCGAAATATGGAGGTGTTTACTAATTGTTCCACTGCTTCAACCAGTTTTATGCTTTTTTATCTCCTGCTTAATGGTAGTGGTGTTGGTAGAGTTTACGATGATGATATGATGCTTGTTGATTGGAATTACATGCCTAATGTTCGGTGTGTTTTAGATGAGTCTCACGCTGACTTTAATTTTCAGGAACATGAATCGGTGCGTGACGCTAGACATAAATATGGGCGTGGTCAGGATGTAATTTGGTTTGAAGTAGAAGATAGTAGAGAAGGATGGGCAAAAGCCTTAGAGAAACTTGAAACTATGACCTACCAGAAAGCTTTCAAGGATAGCATTCTTATTTTGGACTTTTCAAAAGTTCGGCCTCAAGGAGCCGCAATCGGAGGAATGCAGAACAGACCCTCATCCGGTCCAGTGCCACTTATGATGGCCATTCATAAATTGGTCACCTTGAAAGGTGCTGGTCTACCGAGATGGATGCAGGCAATGTATGTGGATCATTATCTTGCTGAACCAGTGCTCGTCGGTGGTGCTCGTCGTGCGGCTCGTATGGCTGTAAAATATTGGAAAGATAAGACGGTTCTCGATTTTATCGAGATTAAGAGACCCATTGAGTTTTATAATAAGAGCGCCAAACAGGTAGAAAATCTTAGAGAAAAAGCCAATTTTATGTCTTTCCTTTGGTCTTCTAATAATAGCATCGGAGTAGATGCTGACTTCTGGCATCGACTAGAGTTGACTCCTGATGACCCTCACTACAATTCTAAACTTACACAACATGCCCGAGCAGTATTCGAGGCGGTTACCCGCTGCTCCTACGGGGACGGCACTGGTGAACCCGGCTTTATTAACCTTGACAAACTGGTGGAAAAGCGGGAAGGTGTCGAGAAACACGAGAATGGTAATTATGTAGGCTCAGCACGATACAGTGTAGATTTGGAGACTAGAATCCTTCTCGCTGGCTTAGCGGCTCGGGCTAATAAAAAAGATTACTGTATGATTGTAAATCCTTGTGGAGAAATTGTGCTTTATCTTAATGGTGCTTTCTGCGTTATTGCAGACGTGGTGGCCTACCATGCTCAAAATCTTTCTGAGGCTGAGGATGCTTTCAAGGTTGCAGCTCGTGCTTTGATTCGAGTCAACTCAATGGATAGCGTCTATAACAAGGAGGTTAAGAGAACCAATAGAATTGGTGTAGGTCAAACTGGAGTGCATGAATTCGCATGGAAATATTTTCGTGTAGGATTTAGAGACTTGGTAAATCCAGATTTCAAAGGATTCCTCTCTAAAATGGAAAACTACGGTCTTAGTGAGGGTTATTTAGAAGTTGTAGAAGATATGTTGCGGAAAGATATTCTCTCGGACAGGGAAAGGGCTGCGGCTTTTTGGGAAGTACAGGGACAGTTCTCTCGCAGTACCATTCGACATGCCGCATTTTACTCAGCAAAACTTGGTATGAATGTTCCTCATACGGTGATGACAATTAAACCCGCAGGCACCACCAGTAAACTTTTTGGCCTGTCAGAAGGATGGCATTTACCAGCATTAGCTCACTATCTTCGGTGGGTACAATTTAGGCACGATGATCCCAATATTCAAGAATATGAGCAGAATGGGTATCCAGTTCGGCATAATTTGAAAACTTATCAAGGCACTAGCATTGTGGGTTTTCCGACCGCCCCGGCAATTTCCTCTCTTGATATTGGAGATAAGTTGGTTCTAGCGGGAGATGCTACTCCCGAAGAACAGTATGAGTGGTTGAGACTTGGAGAGTTTTTTTGGATAGAAGGTGGCACCGTCATTGAGTATGTGGAAAATGAAGACCCAAGACATGGTGAAGTAAGGTTTGGAAATCAAATTAGCTATACTTTGAAGTACAAACCTGAGGAAGTCTCTTTATCGAAGTTCTCTGAGATTATAAGGAAGCAGCAATCTACAATAAGATGTGCTTCTGTTATGCCTCAAGAAGAAGGTCAATCTTATGAATATCTTCCGGAAGAGCCAGTGACCAAGGTTCGTTTTGAGGAAATCTTGAGAGAAATAAATAATGTTCAAGTCGAAGATATAGGTAAAGAACATATTGACTGTGCGGGAGGTGCTTGCCCCGTCGATTTTAATACCCGAGGAAAATAGAGATGAGAAATCTAACTAACACAGTGCTTAACGAGATTAGGCTTGAGAGAGTTCGTCAACAACATAGATGGGGAGACCATTCTGACGATGCTATAAACACACCGTGGATGTGGTTGACTTACATTTCCAAATACAGCACAAATTGGTCCAATGGCTATTACACGCTTAATTCTGATACAGTCTCCCTTTTCCGGGAGTGTATGATTAAAGTTGCGGCTATAGCCGTCGCGGCTGTGGAAAGCCTTGATCGACAAAAAGCAAAGAATGGTAAACCTTTTTATCAAGTTGACCCATCATGAAAATCATAGATGGTAATAACATGCTTCACAGGGAAGCTGAAATTGTCGGATGGGGAATTCACCCCGTCCGACATATCTTTACGAAGTACTGTGCTCCCAATGAGACAACCATAATTGTCTGGGACGGACCTTTCGGTAATTTTCAAAGAAAGAAACTTTTCCCTCCGTATAAGCAGAATCGCAGACCTAAAGAGGAAAGTAGATACAAGTTTTTTGATATGGCCAAGGGAGTACTAAGGTTTACTCCTACTATTCAAGTTGAGTGTCCTAATTGGGAAGCTGATGATGTTATAGGAACTCTTATAGAACAATTACATACTAAGCATAAACTTAAAGTTGAATCTAACGATGGAGACTATTGGCAACATTCAGAGAAAGCTTTTCTTCCTATGATTTCCACTAAGTGGAAGTGGATGAGTGCCAAAGAGTGCTTACTATATAAAGCCTCCGTGGGGGACACTAAAGATGGTATCCCGGGAATCACTGGATTTGGAGAAATTTCTTTCAAAGCCATGACAAAGGAGACTCGCCATAGAATTATAGAATGTATTGAAAGCAAAGACTTCCAGAGATTCGAGACAGTCACTTATGAGGAGTGGCCTAAAAGAGTAAAAATAACTGTTGACCTTTTTAATGAGCTGTGCTTGTACTACCATCTCAACAGTTACTGGACAGTTCCTGAGGAGGAAATAAAAGCCGGAACCAGAGTTGGTTCTTTCAATCTTACAGCCGCTGAGCTATTTATGGGAAAATTTTTAATATGACAAATTCCAAAGCTACTATCTATTTGAAACCTGAATTTGGTCTCGATCCAGAGGAGTCAATTGTAACTTTAATAGCTGTTATCTCTTTTACGGAAGAGGATGATATGTTGATATTTAACAGTGTAGAACCAAATGGAACAACAAATAGAGACACATTTTTTCCTAGAGAAAATGTCCGTCTGGTCACTATTACCTATGATTGAAACTATTTTAATTGATGCCCGTACTCCAGAGCCTGTGATAATGCAGGCTCTGGAAGAACTGTCGGCTTGCAGTCTTTATGGGGTTGACTGTGAAACTCAAAACTCTCAAGCTCATGATGGAATCAAAAAACTAGGCTCAAAGAAATTGATCTTTGACCATCGGCGTTCGGTCGTAACAGGCTTCTCTTGGTATGTGGATAGGTCAAATGTGGCCTACTATGTTAATCTTAATCATGCCGACATAGAGAATAGATTACCAGATAGTTTTGTCTTTCGGTGGTTCAATGCCATTCCTAAGAGTGCAATGGGTATTGCTCATAACGCCCCCTATGAGTTGACGACTTTCAAGCAAAGATACAACCTCTGGTTGCCTAATCTTGTGTGCTCTATGCAGCTGGCTGTGACAGCGCATGGCCCTGACAACTATGACCACGAGGTCTTTTCAAAGAGTACTCTAGCTAATATCCGACCCATTATAGATAGTATTCTACAGGAATTTTCTCAATATGATCCCGAGAAGCATGGAAGAAATCTAACTGCGGATCAGGCGTTCGTCTACGGTCAATTTGCAGGTAAATCCTCTAAAGCAGCTCACAGCTATAATGGGTTCGTGGACCGTATAGCTTATGGATACGGCTTAAAGAAGCTGACCAAAAGTCTTTTTGATTATGATATGACCACCTATGAGCAGTGCCTTAATGGTCGTGAACATATGGGTCAGTTGACTGGAGAAGAAACTAAGAGCTATGGTGCCGAGGATGCTTACTGGTGTGTTCAAGTTTTCAAGGCTTTGAAAGCTAAATTGCTTGCCCAAAATCCAAAAGCTTTGGTTACTTTCTTTAAGCAAGAAAACCCTATGATCTACGTATTTGCAGAGGCTCAAGTTGAAGGTCTGTCTCTAAATGTAGAAGAAATCTATGCTCGACAAGAGTTGGAAAGAGTTCACACAGCTCAACTTTTGCGAGAGATTAAAGCTGCATTGCGCAAACTTCTTCCTTTTGATAGAGAACTCAACGAACCTCTGGCTAAAGCTCAATCTTATTACGCTAAATCTGGTGCCAAAAAACGTCAACAAATTGTTGATTGGGTCAAAACTCCAGATTCTGACGATCCATTTGAAATGGTCACACAGGTCTCTAACCCTATCGGTAATGCTTGGGCTAATACTCAGGGAAACGGTCGTCTCAATATAAATTACTGGCAAACAGCTAGAGTGATTTTTTACGATCTACTTAAACATAAACCTGTTCGAGTTGCAGGAAAAATTGCATCTGATGCAGAAGCAAGAGGTAGAATCACACTCACATTCTCAAAAAATGGGGAGACAGATAAATTAGAACTCATGGCTCTTCTTAATAAGCTGAGTTCAGTAGAGCAGGCAATGAAACTCTACATTACTCCTTATACTCATCTCATTGACCCAGAGACAGGCAAGGTTTATCCCACAATTAGCAGCCTTCTAGCTACTAGACGTATGGCTATGTCAAATCCTAACGCCATGCAACTAGCAAAATATGGGGATAGTGCCTATGTTCGCTCGTATTTTGAGTCTGATTCGAAAGATCACGTAGTTCTTTCCGCTGACTGGTCTGGCGTGGAGCTTGTTCTCATTGGAGATTACAGTGGAGACCCGGAGTTTGCGCGCTGCTTTGGTCAGATTCCTTATGATGACCTTCACAGCGGCTCAGCAGCAGATTGTCTCGCAGTTAAGACTTTGGAAGGCTTGACTGAGAGTCATTTTCTTGACTTCCGCTATGGTCGCAATCCTTTGAATTATGATCTTCGTCACTTACAGAGTGGCGAAGAAATGACTCCCCAGAAATATTTTAAGTACATTCGAACAGAAATAGGTAAGGGGGCCAACTTCAACTATTGGTATTCCGGTGCTTTAGGGAACGTAGGAGACCGATTGAAGTGGTCCACTGATGAAATGTGGTTGGGTGTGGATCGTTATCGTGATCGCTTCTCTGTGGCCGAGGAGTGGAGAGTAAACTTATGTGAGCAAGTAGCACGCTATGGCTACATTGAACTACCAGACGGCCAACGTCGAGAGAGATTTGAAGCAACACCAGCATGGTGGCTTCATATGCAGAGAAAGTTTGCTGCCCAAGGTGGTGGCAGAGCGATGGAAAATTTCTCTGAACTCTTTATGAAAGGGATGCAAAGTAGAGCTAAAAATCAGGCAGTGAATGCTATGATTCAAGGTTCTTGCGCCGGAATGGCTAAGCAAGCTATTCTTCGAATAAGAGAAACGGCGGACATGCGCTATGTTCGTTTCATGATGCCGATTCATGATGAACTAGTGTTTTCAGTTCACAAAGATTACATATTAGAGTTCATTCCTATCCTTAAAGCCGCAATGAATCAGCAGCCTACTTACGTAAAAACTTTGCCCTTGCATTGCACGGTAGCAATTGGTAAGACATTTGGTGTTAAGGATCAGATAGAATTGGATGAAGCATCTCCAATTGAGGGAGTAATTCCGGAAGAGTACGAAGGGAAGCCTCTTTCAGAACATATAATTCAACGGGTCATTGACCATATTATGGAGAGTAGGTAATGTCGGTTAAATTCTTGTCTCATGCAGATCAGAGTGAGTTCAGTCAGATGCTGTATGGAGACAGCGAATTAAAAGAGTTTTTTCCTCTCTTTATGACCCATTTGGAATTAGAAACCAATTATGACACAGTTATGGTCAGCTTTGATGGGGATATTCTAAGGGCTGCGATCGAAGATTCTCCTTTTTTACTTGAATTCGATGAGGGAAATCAATCGCTAAGTTTGGAAAAACTTGATTCAGATTCTTATGAATATCATATTATCGAGGAGTGGGACTTTGATGAAGATGCTGTAGAAGAGGTGGTAGATTTCATTAGAGGTCAAGTTCTAGAAGATGAACAATATGTCACGTAACACTGGCAAACCTAGTGAGGCGACCTTCGAGAATAATATTGAGGGAACAGTTTTTAGGTTAAGGGATAAGGCAGACTTAGTAGGCCTTAATGGTGGTAAGAATGTAGCAGCATTTGGTAATCCTAGTGATTACCTTATCGCCACAAGGGGTGGACTATATCTAGCAGAAGTGAAAAGCTCCTCCAATATGACGAGCTTTTCACTTTCTTCCTTTACACCAGCTCAAAAATCTGCAATCAGTAAATTTCATAAAGGTGGGTTTGGTAGCTTATACCGTATTTATGTCCACAATCTTGGTAGCGACCAGTGGTATTTATTGGATGCAGATCAATTTTACACCACAGTCGTGCTCGAAAAAAGGAAATCAATTAAATGGCAGGATATGAATTTACTGACTGCATGGTAGATATTGAAACCACAGGTCTACAACCAGATAAAGCTGCAATAATTCAGATAGGTGCCGTCCCCTTCCGTTATGACGACATGGCTATAGATACTAAATCTATGTTCAAACAAAGTTTGACAATGCCCAGAGACCGCTTCTGGACTGATAACACCCAAGAATTTTGGTTGGGTCAGAATCGGGAAGTGTATTTTAAAATAATGGGAGAGGCTCGCTATTATCGAGAAGTGATCTTAGAATTTCATGCTTGGGCGGTCGCAAAACCGAATATGAGGTTCTGGTGTAAGGGGCTAAATTTCGATTGGAATTTTATAGAAAGCTACTTTATCGACCACGATTTAGCAATGCCTTTCAATTTTCGAGAAGCTAAAGACTTACGTAGCTTTATATCTGGTCGTTATGATAAACCCGGAGCTTATGAGCCAGATGTTGATCGAGTGGGTAGTCACCATGATGCCTTGTCTGATTGTCTGACACAATTGAGGCTACTTGCCAAAGTTAAGGAAGAGACATGTATAAACAAACCCAACCTTTCAAACTGATTGGTGATCCCCATATCACCAGAAAATTTGATTTTGGAGTCCCTCTTGCTCGTAAGGGTGAGAGGGAACGCTCTCTTTTTGTTGATTTGAATGAGCGGCTTAACTCTGGGGACGAACCTATGGTGATTATGGTCGGTGACCTCTTAGAAAAGCCTCTTTGTAGTCTCCAAGACCTCTACAGCATATTGGAAATGATTCTTAAATCTGCCTACAGTCAACCATACCGAACATTTGTCATGATGGCTGGAAACCACGATATCTCTGCTCAGAAAGAAACCAAGGGTGGTTTCGATATTCTAAACCTATTCAATGGCTTAGTTAAGAATTTGATCGTTGTCATGAAACCTACAGTCATAAACAAAGTGGCTCTGTTTCCTTGGGAATGGGATAGAACAGCTCTTGAGCAACTGGAAGATGTTAGAGGACTAAAATTTCGATACGCTGTAGGTCATTGGGATTTAGTTAAATATGATGAAATGTATGCTGATCATATGTGTCCTGCTCTTGAGCTAACCAAAATGGGGGCCGAAGAGATTTTCTCTGGTCACTGGCACATACCCGGTAGATACGTAATAGAAGGAATTGCAGTGACTTGCACCGGGTCTATGCAGCCTATGAGCCATGCTGAGGACCCTAATGGGAAGCTTTATGTCACTCTAAGCCTAGAAGAATATCTAGAAACAAATCCAGAAATTCTTAAGAATAAATATGTTAGAGTTCTTGCCGAGAAAGGGGAGGAAGTCACACAACTTCCAGACTGTCTCGGCTTCAAAGTTCAGAGAGTTTCCAAAATACAAAGTATGGATGACCACGAGCCTCAAGTCTCTTTTGAGGGTTTCAAAGTTTCGGATGTAGTGAAAAGAAATCTCGCAGAGCATAACGTCCCCGAGGACATAGCTACCGAAATTAAGGGTAAATTAAATGTTGATGATTAACGCAGTTCGAGCTTTGATGATTGCCTTAGTTGTAATGATATTTACAACCATTGATCAAAGTATGTTAAGAGAGCAATTTATCCTGATATCTAAATGGTTTCTCGGGGGAATGGTAGCTCTTTTTCTTATTCAAGCTTCCGACCACCTTCTCTTGAAGTGGTTTAATCCTCCCGAGAAACCAGAGTGACTTTTATTTGACTTCGCTTTGAATTTGATTATGAAGCGAATCTGATCGCTTTCGAGCATCAGCCAAAGCAGTTTGCAGTGCTTTCTGATCTTTGCCTTTGACCATTTTTACAACCTCATCACCAAGCTTCAAGAATTCAGGAGTGATGTTGACTGCTGTTTCCACAAGGTGGATGATTTTACCAATATCAATCATATTACTTACCTTTCACTAGAGCTAGTAGCGATCCCACAGCAGTACGCGCAACTGGTAGCGTCTGAGCATAGGATGCAGAATTGCCAGCATCATAAGCTGCTCTAACCTTCTGAACTTGTGCATAGGCAAAAGTGTCGGCTTTAGCAATTTCCACTTTAGTCTTTGCATCCACCAGACCACTCTTCATAGCAGTCAAAGCAGCTAGGGCTGCGGCTTGATATGCCAGCTCTACACCAAGAGCTGCCTGCTCATCAAGAATAGTTGTCTCAGCTACAGCCTGAGGGCTAGGGGGAATACTCGTAATTCCAGTGGGCGTGCAAGCTACCAAAGCGATAGGTAGTGTAAGCAAAATAAATCGTTTCATTTTGAACTCCTTTCAATGATTCTTCGTAGCAGATGTAAACTACTTTGTCTAGTATGCCCATCGTCCAATTGATTTTAGATATTGTTCCAATCTTCTAACGGCATCATCTGCTTCACTCTGCGTCTCGGCTTTCATCATCATTAAAATATACTCGATGATGCGCTCCATCTGGCTATTCATCTGACTAATAGTATTTTTCAGATTGTGGTTCTCATCTTTGAGAGCTTCCATAGCTGCTGTCATGACTTGCATAGCTTGCTCGCCAAGTGACACATGGGCATTGATTTTGGCTACAGCAATATTACCACTATTAGATAGCCAACCCTTTATCCAAATTCCCAAGACTGTAAATAACGCTGCCAGAAGGATAGCAATTAGGCTCCCTTTTACGTCCATCAATAAAAACTCAGACATCTTCACTCGTCTCTTTCTTATTCGTCACCAAGGATTTGGCAATCTCTTGGCCAGAACGACCGAGAACATAAGCGCCGAACATCCACTGTAGGGTCTCATAGTAGGCTATCGGAAAACTTGTCAAAGTCCCGGTAAAAACTTCTGATGCTCTTTGTCCTGAGCCGGGAGAAAAAAATTCAACCGCAGCGAATAGAAGTCCACCCAAAATCAGAAGAGCAAACATAGCTACCATTGAGCCGGGTCTTGCCAGTTTGACGAAGTATTCTACCCAATTAGGATACTTTTTTTCCATATTGACATGCGCCCCCGGTCTAATTATGAAGTCAGGATGATAAAAAAACTGACTTACCTTGCGACCTTTAATAGCACAGGTCGAACCTTGAAAAACCAGCTAAATTTCAAACCGGGCATAACCGTATTGAGAGGCGAAAATGAGGCAGGAAAATCCTTCGTTTTCGAGATGATCAGATACGCATTATTTGGTAGTGCTGCCCTTCGCTCTAACAGGAGCGATTATGATACACTTGAGGTAAAACTTATCCTTGAAATTAAGGGTAGAGATTACACTATCATTAGAAAAGGTAACAAAGCTACTGTAAATATAAACGAAGCCGTAGGTGCCAGTTCGGTTAATGACTTCATTGTTAGTCTATTAGGATTTAATTTGGAAGTCTTTGATATTTGCGCTAACGCTCAACAAGGAGAATTGGATAAACTCACTAAGGACATGAAACCTGCCCAACGCAGAGAAATGGTAGATAGGGTTATAGGATTAGACCAGTTTGAAGAGGTAGAAAAAGAGTGTCGAAGCGAATCAAACAGCTTCAAAAAACTCGCAGAAACTTTAAGTTCACAAATTATCGAACTTGATGAGCCTGAAAAACCTGATGATTATGAGGCTTCGGAAACTCTCCGAGCAAGATTAGACAAAGAAATTCATAATGAGGCTTTACGATCCTCTCTAAAACCCCTACAGCCTCCAATCTGCCCAGACAAACCTGAGGTGAGTTTGTCCGTATTAAGGGATAATCGCCTTTTTGAGATAGATCAAGCTATTAGGAAAGATTTGAAAAATAGATTGAGTAATCTCCCTGAAATTCATCATCCATATTCACTTAAAGAGCTAGAATTATTTGCCCTCTCTTTGGCTCAAAAAGCCCGAGGAAATTATCCTAGAGGATACACTCCAAAAGAATTGGAATCTTGGTATCATGCCCATATTCAATTGTCTAAAGCAGGCAAAATAATAAAGTGTGACAACTGTGGGTCCATAGTTGTTGGTGAAGAGTTACCCGAGCTTCCCCCGCTGAGTAAAGAGGAAATCGCTGACGAGAGACAAGCCCAAGCAGCTTGGGCTGGCTACAACTATGACGATAGTTTACCTATATCTCCCTTAGGTTTGAGAGAGCTAAAAGAAGCAAAAGCAGCTTTGGAGGCTGATTCTGAGAGGCAGGTCCTTCTTAATCAGCTTAATAGTTTAGGACCAGAATTGGTCGACTGTAGTGAGGATGTTGCTGCCTTACAAAAATATCAAGAAAGTCTGATCGTTTATGAAACTCAACTTATTCCATATGAAAACTATCTAGAGAAGAAGGCCGAGATAGATAACTTACCTGCTCCAGAACCCCTTCTTAGGGAGAAATTGGACATGGCTATCCGATATGAAGCCCTACTTGGAAAATACGAAGCTACTCTGGAATTTTATGTGGCTCAAGAGCTACAAATAGCTGAGGCAGAAGCAGCTCGGGATGGTTACAAAAGAGGTAGCGAAGCCCTAAAAAAAATTCGCAGTGAGATAAAGCAATATATTGTTCCAGCCTTATCTAAGGTATCTAGCGGTTTACTAGAAGAAATGACTGATGGAAATCGTCGTAATATAATAATTGACGATGATTTTGAAATTTATGTTGACAAGCAGCACGTTCGTACCCTATCAGGCTCAGGTGTTTCAGTCGTAAACTTGGCTCTGAGGGTTGCTCTGGGTCAGGTTCTAACTCAATCAGTGATACCATTTTTTCTTGCTGATGAGATCGACGCTAACATGGCAGAGAAAAGAACCAAGGCAACTTATGAAAGTCTTCAAAAACTCAAGTCTCGCTTGAAACAAATTATCGTTATAACCCATAAAGAATTTGAAGGAGATGAGGTCATATGGCTGACCTAGAAATAGATAAGGATATTCTAGAAGAATATTCCAAACACGGCTCGCTGTATAAGACTGCCAAAAGCTTGGGAGTGCAGGTTAGCCACGTCAAAAAAGTCATTGACAACCTCCCTACTGCACCAAAATTGGATACTAGTGAGTGTCGTTGGGATGGTTATGGAAACCCAGAAAAGAGAAAATTCCTAGTTGGACGCATGCCATCTACTGAAACTTGGAATAATGAAATTCCCGAGGTTGCGGCGGCTCGAAAAGCATTTGAAGCAGGTACACATGAACTCGGTACGGGCCGAGATGGTCCCTACATATTGCTTTATTCTTTCCCCCGGATTGTTAGAAAGCCACGACCGGGTTATTTTGATCTAAAGACGGAGGCATAAATGACGGCTATAAAGGTATTAGATCATGGTTACGTGGATTTTGTCCGAATTGATGGGGACGACGAGTTCTTAGCTCAAACTGCTAGAACCTCTACTCAATCCTCAGGAGACCCCCAAAAAGACGCTAATCTGGTTACTAGATTAGTTAGGGATAGGCATACAAGTCCAATTGAATTCGGTGGAGTAGTCATGGAAATAGCCATGCCTATTTTCGTTGCTCGTCAGTGGATGAGACATAGAACTGGAGCGTTTAACGAATTCTCCATGCGATATACAGAAGCTATGGATGTGTTTTATGTTCCAGAGCCTGAAAGATGTCAAGCTCAGAGTACTTTTAACAAACAAGGTTCGGCAGAATCTTTGGATATCATGGTAGCTCAAGAAATTCGCCATCGAATTTATAATCAATCAATTGGAGCTTACAGTGAGTACAAAAAACTACTAGACCTTGGATTGACCCGAGAGCTGGCAAGAGCAGTTCTTCCAGTAAATTATTATACTAAGGTTCGCTGGAAAATTGATCTTCATAATCTGATGCACTTTCTTCTTTTAAGAGAAGATAGCCATGCTCAGTATGAGATTCGAGTTTATGCTGAGGCTATTCATAGGATGCTAAAAGCTCATTTTCCTATAGCAGTTACGGCGTTCGAAAATCATATCCAGAACCGAGTGGTTTTGAGTAGAGACGCAGCAACATTTTTGGCTGAAAGAATGTTGGATAATTATGAGTTAGAGGAAATATTGAGCGGTAATCCTTCGCTTCTTAGCGAATTGAAAGAATTTGGACGGAGAAATTAACATGGATAGAGATGAAGTAATCCCGAGCACAACTGGAGCCGCTGTATCGGCTTATAAGAGTACTCAACAAAATCTATCAGTTACTTTCCCTGCTGAGACCTCTATAGCTGGTCAGACTGCTGTGAATCCTAAAACTGCGGCAGGCGCTAAAAAACCTTCACTGTTCAGTGTTATTCCTACCGCAGCCTTGCTTCATCTGGGAGAAGTTATGCGAGTTGGAGCTAAGAAATATGGACCTTTCAATTGGAGGGAGACACCGGTCCCGGCTGAAACTTATGTTGATGCCATAGGTCGTCACCTATTATCTTGGCAGGATGGCGAGAGCGTAGACCCAGAATCCGGTATGAGTCACCTTGCACACATCATGGCTTCTTGCGCTATTCTTATAGATGCCGAGGAGAATCAAATGCTTCATGATGATCGGCCCCGAGCTGGTAGGGTGGGAGAAATGATTTCAAACTTCCAGAAAACAGGAAAATTCAATAAATAAAAAAAGGCCCCGTTAGGGGCCTTTTTTATTTTTGTAGTGAGGGATAAGAACTCAAATTATCAAAAACTCTTTTCGTGCTTCGAAGAACTTGAATCAAACTCCCGACCTCAGAATCATTATCTAAGTCTTTTGGCAGCTTATCTATAGTGTCAAAAAACTCTTTTGTAGATTCAGCTGCAAGAAACTTATTCAGAGGCTCAACCTGAGCAGCTCTTTCTTCTCTAGCTTTCATAGCCACTGCTGTTTCGTGAGCAGTTAGCCTAACCCTTAGGGCTTCTACTTCTTGTGGGTCCTCAATAATTGCAGTATCATTCTTCGCCATCTTCTGTTACTCCTTCTGGGATTTCTGGAAGTTGAGGGGTTTCAGCAGAAATAGCCTCATAGATATCTTCCGCCGAGTTGGTTACAGGAATAGATTGAATTCCTTGAGGGAAAGAAATCGACACCCGAGATGCTGCTCGCTTATGGTCAGTAATGCCCACGATTGATCTCACCCACTCAACTGGCACTAACATTTCTCGATCATTCTCTGGGCCTGAATCTTGATCAGCAGGAACAGCAGTCAAAGAAATTCTTGGCCTATTACCAGCCATTTTTTTCAGTCTAGCGAATGGGATATTCAGGCGAGCGTAAGTCAAGTTGTTTTCCGAACCAAAAAGAACACTACTGGAGTGAGCTTTATCTTCTTTTTTCTCCTGCTTGGTAGCCGACTCCAACACCAAAATATCGGCTGGACTTACATAAAGCGGCTGCTCATTAGATTGTTGTAGTTTAATCAATGGTAACTGCATCTTATTCTCCTTTAATCGTGCCAACGTCCATGAAGACAATGAAACATTTCATGGCCCAAAAACTCTGGCTTATACTCTACTTTAGGGTTAAGAGTGTAAATTGTGCATGTGGCTTTATTCTTGCGAACTATAGAGAAAGCGTTCAATTTGGGAGGCTTACTTTCTCCGTCTCGCTTTTCATTGGAGCCACCTTTAGCAATTAAGAGTTCAAGAAGCTCTTTTCTAGATTCTACATAAATGACTTCTACTTGAACTTTTGAATTAGTGAATTCGGGTTTACCCCAGTGGAAATAATCTTTAGCTACTCTTTGAGAGGCATAAGCAGAAGTAGCCAATAAGGCTAGTAAGATTGCAAAATATTTCATGTGATCCATCCTTTCTGATCAATTTCCTCCTTAGAGAAGCCATATGAGATTGTCAACTCTTTTCCAGCTTTAATTGCTTTTTTTGCTCGAATTATCAGAAACTCTGGAGTTATTTCCCATTGTACGTTTGGGTCTGCCGAGGTGTTCAAGAGAGTTGCTTCTCCTAAAGCTAAACAAAATCGGCCAGAATCATCTTCAAAAAAGCCATTTAGATCAAAGGGGTAGGGGTAAGAATACAGTCTTAATTGCTCGGTCATTTCATTTAAGATCAGTAGCTCATACCTTGCAATTTCTGAGTCTTGAGAAATAGCCTCTGTTGAAATTACTCCTCTACCTTTACCAAGGATTTCAATAATTTGTAACATCAAGGGCTATCAAACCTCCAGAAAATGCGGCAGGAAAAGCTGCTGGTGACGTTCTGGGGGAAGAAAAGATTACTCTTATATTTGAAGAAGAGGTTTTGATAGTCATCAGATTTCTGTTACCAGTGAGAGTTGCTCCTCCTCCCATAGGCTCACTATAGGTTCCTATTCCTCTACTAGTACCATAACTGATAAAGGCATAAGTTTTCGAAGAGTCCAAAGGTGTGTCCAAGGTGCTTGCGCTTGAGATTGGAATCTTGAACCCCTTCATTATTTGAGGATAAAGAGAAGAGAAAGCCACTTGCCCCGTGCTAGTATAGATTTCCATGCCATGTCCGGTTGTTGCGGGAGAAAGATGTCGATAACTTCTAAAGGCGTACCATTTAATTACCGCTCCTGAGGGGCCGCTACCAGTTGCCGAAGTACCCCGAACTGTAAAGGTCTTGGAAGTATTAGCGGCTACTGTGGTTGCATACATCTCTCCGGGAATAATAGTTCCTCCCTCGATTACCAAAGCTATGGCATCGTAAGAAACTGTTGGTGTTATTGTGATCGTGCTGGTGGAAGTTGAAAGAGTTATAGTTCCTTTTTCAGCCATATAAAAATTGGAGACTTCCGAAGAAAGCTGAACCTTCCCTGAGTCGTTGTAAAATTCTGCTCCGTAAGCCATTAGAACTCCATCATTCGAATACTTGCGTCGAATCCAGAGTTTCCATAATAGACTTTTATCTTGTTGTTGAGATAATCTGGTTCTACTATAGGGACATCGATGGTACCCCCAGTGTTGTCTGCAACTAAAGCGATACTATCAGGAGTCAAACTAGTGACCCCCGTAATATCTCCATTAGAGGTTACCACCGCGTTGGCGTAAGACAGAATATCCTTCAAAGTATTATCAGTCGTATCCAGCATGAGATTTCCTGCTGCATCGAAAATTTGCATTCCGTGTGCCATTATAGACTCAAGTCTCCAATTTTTATTCGAACCACATTCGAAGTGTCAAATACTTTAATGATGTTTTTGTTAATGGTTGTTCTTGCCCCAGAAGTTCCCCCTACAGCCAATTCTCCATAGAACACTGCATTGCCATTTTCAATAGATAATGCTTTCTTCCAGTTGGCTCCACTCGGGTTGTAGAGGTGAATTTCTCTAGCTCCGAAGCTTACATTACTTGAAGGTGCACTACCATAGGCTGACCTAGCTCTAGCACTGATAAAGAAATCCGCACCAGAGCCAGCATTACCTTCAACTTGCCAATAGGCTGTGCTTTCACCTTGCAGAGTAGCAATAGCTCCAGAATGTACAGCAACAGTTGCTTGTAGAGGAGCTAGGACGGTCCGATCTCTGATTTCTGCCTGAGTAGCTGGACGAATAGCTGCGTAATGCCAGATCAAAGTTTTGGCCCCAGCAGTAGAGCCGAAAGGACCTCCGACATAGTTATTCGTGGCATAAATGCGCATAACATTTGTTGTGGATGTTACTTGAATTAGTTTAGCATAGCGATAGCGTTTACCTGCCGTTCCGCTCCCCGGAGCTGCTCCCGTGACATCTGGATCAGAAAAGAACGAAAGGCCAGCTCCAAGCGAATAACCTATATCTGGAGCAGACCAACAATCGCACCAAATACCAGTGCCAGAGAGGGTTCCACTTTCTAAAGTCACGTCTGCTTCTACAACATACCAACCGGAGGGGGTTATATTAGCTAATCCTCCTGAGTAATACTGAAAAATACTATCAAAACTTCCAGCACTAGAAGCAACACGCATGGACCAACCGCCATTGCTGTCAGCCACGCGGCTTACAGCGGAATAACCAGAATCTAAAGAATACACTGCCCAATTTGTCGGATATCCTGTCGAGTTCGGATACGCATCGAACCCCGGATTAGGATTTATCGCACCACGAGAAACATTTGCAGAAAGCACAGCGTATGAGAGTGCAGAAGCTGCATGTTGAGCAGCAGTAACTGAGCTACCCGCCGCTGCGGTGGCCGAAGATGCAGCAGAAAGACTTTCAGTAACATCTTCTACTTTCATATATCCTAAATAGGTATTTACTGCTCTACTTGTGTCTCCTTCGTTATAGTTCATAAATGCAGCTAGACGAATTTTAACAGTTCCGGGAGGAAATTTATTCCAACTATCATTACCAGAACCAGTAACTAAAACAGAAGGAGTTACCCTCTGTCCATCGGTAAGGACGGCTGGGCCTCCTCCCGCACCGTGAGTAATACAGTATCTAAGAGAACCATAGCTGCCATGATCCACGTAAGCTCCCAAAGCATTGAGGCCTACAAATCCTATATAGAATCTAGCTGTGTTAGACGGTGAGCCATTAGCCCATACCCCATAATTTGCACTTATTTTATAGGTTCTGTTAGGGTCAATATCCCATGTTTTTACCGAATAAACCTCTAAATATTGATTGGAGGGAGCTACTAAATAATTACCTCCCTCCCAACTATTTGAAACGTAGCAGCCAGAGGTGAGAACCCCGGGGCTTGAACCATCTTGGTTGAGGGACCAAGCTTCAAAGCCTCTATTAAATTCAAGATTTCCCTCAAGTGCAGCCACATCGTTTTTGAAAGAAGCGGCAAGATTAGAAAAAGTAGCAGCACTTGAAGCACTATTGGCAGCATTACCGGCTGAGGTATTTGCATTAGCAGCAGAGCCTGCTGCTGCACTCGCCGAGGTTGAGGCGTTTCCTGCTTGAGCAGTCGCCATATTAGCGGAGTTAGAAGCAGAAGTTGCAGACACTCCTGCTGCTGAGGCAGATGTACTTGCCTGAGAAGCACTCGTTGCCGCTGCGGAAGCCGCACCGGCAGCGGCGTAACTATCTGTAACATCCTCTACTTTCATCGAAAGAATATCGGGTTGCCCCGCATTATAATTATCCCCGGGCGTATTATTATAGAAATAAATTCCGGGAGCAAGCCAAGGTGCTGTACCTCCGACTTGAGGAACAAAATCTAAGACAACCTTCTTAACACCTGCCCCATTCAAATTACTTACAAATGAGACTTCCCCAGAAGGCACGGATGTTTCAGCCAAATGGCCTCCGTAAACCAAAGTCGAATAATCAGAACTTAAACCGAAAATGAAAACATAAACACTTAAAGCACCATAGGAGCTGCTATTTTGACGAACAAAGGCAGTGAGTCGGTATCTACGGGCAACTGCGGTACTAATCCTTTTACGGATAGTAGCGTTTAGATACCCTGAATTAGGTGCACCAAACCTTAAGATTCTTCCATAAACGGGATCAATTGGATAACTTACATTTGGATAAGTTTGGTCAATGCGAGAGGCATTTGTTTCATTACCGTATACATACGCAAAGAACCTACCGTCCTCTCCAAAGTCTCCGGGCATAGATGAGGCAACAGTGCGAATAGCATCAGTAGCACTTGATGATGCTGACACAGAAAAACCTTGAGCTGCCGTTGCACTGTTTGCAGCGTTAGTCGCCTGGGTGCTTGCGGTAGAGGCTGAACCAGAAGCAGCTGACGCAGAACCTGCCGCCGCTCCCGCACTGTTTGCAGCGTTAGTCGCCTGTGTGCTTGCGGTAGAGGCTGAACCCGCTGCGTTACTTGCAGATGTGCTTGCCTGTGAGGCAGAGGTAGCCGCATTTCCAGCTGACGTATTCGCAGCCCCGGCGCTGCTAGCAGCATTGGTAGCACTTGTTAGAGCAGAAGAGGCACTATTACCAGCGTTGGTGGCACTTATGGAGGCATTCGATGCTGAGGTTGCCGCTGCGGAGGCCGAGCCAGATGCTGCCTCTCTGGCAGTTACCTCATTAAAATGAATATAATCAACGCCGTATGTGCCTGAGTGTACTTCATAATTAACGAGGTAAATTATCTTTACATGAGTTGCCGTAGGATATGAAGAAAGATCATTGATAGCACTGGTTGTTTTCCAACCTATTGGAAATTGTGAGTAAGAAAAGGCAAAATAATAACCACTGCTTGGTGTAAGACTAACTCCATTGGCGTCAAAGGGAACTACTCCTAAGTAGTGTCTGGAAGAAGCATTCGCAACATAAAAACTTATACTTAATTCATATTTATTTCCCGGAGTTACGGGAATACTTTCACTATATCCATATAGATAATTTCCCGTAATAACATTTGCTCTTCCTTGAAAAGCTGAAACTACTGTTCCCAGTGTTTGAGTAGTTCCGGATGGTCCAATAAACCAATATTCTTTGCCCTGATCAAAATGTGGGTTATAATTCAAACTTGGGCCATTTTTTGCAGCGGCTTGTAAAGCACTAGTTGAAGCCGATACTGCTGAGGCTTGAGCGGCTGCCGCTGAGGTCCCCGCATTGGTTGCAGATATAGTCGCACTTGATGCTGATGTTGATGCCGCTGTGGCGCTGGTAGCGGCATTCCCAGCCTGAGTGGTGGCTATATTTGCGGAAGCGGAAGCACTAGTAGCACTACCTGCGGCAGCATTAGCCTGATTGGTAGCTGTAGTGGCACTGCTAGCCGCCGTTGATGCAGAACCTGCCGCGTTGGTGGCTTGGGTAATGGCATCATTTCTAGCAGTCTGAGCCGCTGTCATGGCGCTTTGTGCGTTGGTGTTTGCTGTTTGAGAATTAGTAGCAGCTGTCTGAGCGATAGTTGAATAGGCCTGAGCAGCACTAGCAGAAGCCGCTGCGGACGCCGTGCTGCCATATGTGGTATAGAGATCGTCCACATCAACAAGAATTTGAGAGAGGGTGGCTTCCTCAGCAGGAGTCATACCAACTGTGGCTCCGTTTTCTACTCCAATCTGACTTCCTTCTGTGACGAGATTTACCTCATCTCTCCAGTTACCGTCTTCCCAAACTTGTGTGACTGGCGGGTTTGCATTCGTAACTGTAAAACGAAAACCGTCATAAGGTCCTTGAGGAGGTCTTGTTGTTAAAGGTCCTCTGGTATGTGCTGGGGGAGTTACGTAACTACTGCCATTAAGAACATACTGACCAATTAGAGGATTTGATTGAACACCTCTACGGTCTAGAGCCGTGATTTTGAAATCATAGGTTCCGTCTTCTGGATTTTGTAACTCGAAGAAGCTATCTTTTTGGTTCTCGTTAGCGAGAAACCAAGGGCCGTTATTTAGCCGATATTCTACTCTATAACCGTCAAAGAAATTACTTGCAGGTCTGTTCCAGTTTATCTCAAGAACTCTTTTGTGTTGAGTATCAGTAATATACTCTACAAGTTGGAAAAGACCACCAGCGGGGGCAGTTGGAGAGCCTATAGCTATAGCCGATTCTTGAGCAAGAATATCTGTCTGAGAGACGTTATCCATCGCTGCCCATTTTCCGGTGTCGATCTGAACAGCGTTAATTACGTAGTTATCTTCGTTATTTTCTGAGCGTTCTACGCTAATTACTCTATAAGCAACTGGGAGTGCAGCTAATCCCCCCGCACTCAAAGCTACTGCTGATTGAGGCATTATATTTGTAGGGAGTGGAGAACTAATTATAAGTTGGGTAACATCTCCTCTCTGAGATGAATTATTAGTGATGTTTCTTGAAACAACCTCACCATCAGTTGTAGTAAAATGAACAGTGTAATTAACTCCAAGTTCGAGTCTCAATTCTCTCAACAGATTCACAGTTGTCCCAGAGTAGGAGGCAACCCTACTGGTACTTTTAACTAAATGGTCTGGATTCAATGCCCCATCAGCAACCAAAATAGTGTCGAGGGGATTGAGATAACGACCGACCCTATTGGTTTCAAAAATTACTGAGCGGAATTCATTCAAAGAAACCCGCAAACGAAACACCAACCGGCGTAAAGCTTCTTGAGGATGGGTACATCCAATCAAAGCAATCTCAGTAAATTTGGTTCCATTCTGGTCTATATCAGCTTGGTCAAAAACTCTAACTGTATTAGTCTCATAGTCAAGACTTTCGTCGAGGAAAGTTCCTCGCCAATCATTGAATCTAGTATCTATATCTGAGTGACTATATTGAAATTCCCCGAAGACATTATCTTCGGTAAACAACATAACTGGAGTCTCAGGCTTATCTACCTTAAATCTCCACACCCCATTTCCAATATCCTCCGTGTAGCTATTTACGCTACCAGCGAGATACTGCATCATCTCGTCGATATCTTTAGCTTCGTTGATAGTCAGATTCATACTGAATCGAGGATGTGTTCCCCCGTTGCCGTCGCTAACTTGCTCTGAAAAATATTTAGAGGCTTCTAGAGCATCCCATTTATCTAAAGTGGAGCCGGGGTATATTCCAGCTAGACCATGCACAGGGTCTTCAACGAATTCCTTTATCTGCCACGCGGGGTCTGTGGTAAATGCCTCAACAAATGAACCATCCCACGTAGCTGGCGAGTACGCTCTGGTTTCTGGATTAAAAACAGAAGGCCCCGGGACCTGACAAATTTTGGTATCACAAATAGAAGTGATTTCGGGAAAACCTGAAAATTGATCTGAGGCTTTTCCGTGAACTTGTAACCATACAAGTCCATCCCAATCTGGGTGATCTCCGAGAGGCTCTGTAATAATGGCGGTGACAGTTTCAAAGACAATGTTGCGACGCTCAGAGATGGGGTCGTTATCTATTGTGTCTTTCTCTACAAGTCGTGCTCGAACTTCCCAAGTCTTATTAGCATAGGCTCCCTTATTGGGAACTGCAATTCGAAGCTCTTTAGCAAAAGCCGAACTGGTTTTACCCGTTATTTTTAGGTTAGGGTTACTGGAAGCTCTGAATCCTGTACCATTAGAGTTGAATAACCCCCTACCTAAGTAGAGCCGAGCGTTATAATTACCGTCATCTTCATAATAATCGTAACCGTCCGGATCGTAACTAATTCCTTGAGAACTTGGAGCCGAGAAAATGTTTATCCAATTGCCTCCAGAAGGACGCATTTCTACCTCAATGGTGGCAGTATTTTCCCGAATACTTTTATCATCTTGATAAAATAGCTGCTGAACTATAAATCTGAGGTCAATAAAATTCGCATTAGGAGTACTTACCGCTCCAGTTACCCAACCTCCGGGACCATTTGTGTTAGTATTTACTAGCTGAGTAGTTACCGATTGGGAGTTACCGCCTCCACCAAGCTTAAAATTTACGATCTGGTTCTCAAGGGGATTTCCGTCTGCGAAAACGGCATACACATCTTGAAAGTTGGAAGTCCCATCGGTATTCTCCAATGGGACTCCGTTGATTTTTAGGGATTTTAAACCATCGACCATCCCCTTCCATCGGCCAGAACCGAGGCCTAGAAGGATTTCAAAACTATCATTGCTCCGCAGCGAATCTGGCTTGGTAACAAAACTGCTACCACCCCCACCGCCCTTAGAGCCAATAATTTGGCGAGGCATTCAATCCTATTACTGCTAAAGGGTGAAAAAGTAAAGGGTTACTCATTCTCACCACGGAGATAATATTTACCGTGTATGTTTGCAAAATCTCCAATGAAGTGATAGTCGATCAATGGAAGTTGATTGTGCGTGTCCACATGAACCGTGGCGAACCCCATGTTCCATTTTTCTCCTGCGCAATATTCTGCTTGTCTACGATGCCCACATCCCAATTGATGCCATTCGTAGCTTCCGTAATTATGGCTATAAAGAGTGTTTACGAGGTGAGAGTGGTGGTGACCGTTTACACCCGGTAGCCCTTTTTCTTTTCCTGAGGGGAAGTGATCTACTAAGAAGCAGTTATGAAACACTTCGTAATTTTTGGAAATTTCTTTAACCACGTTAGACTGATTAAAAGTACCAAGATCGGCTCTGGCTACATACCGCACCTCATATTTGTCTAAGCCCAAAAGCTTTGGAACTGTCCAACCATGGAGGTCGGAGAGGACAACTTTCAAAGTTGGAGCATTGTCTGTAAGATATCGAAGCAATCGGTGCTCATGATTACCTTCAATAAAAACTATTTCGGTATCTGCTGCTGCGTTTCGAATATCCGAAAGAAAAGCATGAACCCAACGGATTTTAGAGACAATATCCCAATCTCTTGGGTCTACACTGTACCGTCCGAACTCAGCCAGATCGAAGATATCCCCTCCGAGAATTACTGTATCAGGCTGTGTTCTAAGCACAGTGTCTATAAAAATTCTTCTCCAAAACGGATCACAAAGTTCGTCGTGAATATCTGAGGCCACAAGCATGGTCTGGAAACGAGTTCCTTTTGGCTTAACATACTTTTGAGCGTAATCAGCCTTTTCGATATTCATTTGGCGATAAGCATCAAGGTCCGAATGCCGTCCCACTGCATTTAACTGTAGCTGGCTCCCTCTCGTAGGCTCTAAACCAGCAGCCCTTCGTGCCGCCCTAAAACTCCCGAAATTTTTCTGAACGTCATAATCAGAAAATTTCCCATGGGACCGGTATTGATCCCGGGTGATTAAAGTCTGGCCAACTTTCTCTGACACCAAGAGCATGTCGTCTAATATCAATTTTTGAGAAGTCATACTGGAAACTCACCTTTCACTAAGTCACTTGAGTCTACGTTTACAGCAATAACGTGTGGTGAAGTTACTTTCACACGTCCCATACTATATGAGCGTAAAGTGCCCAACTTTGTGGTGTTATTTCCAAGACCGAGATATTTCGAGGCGTCCGGGTCCTGTTCTTTGGACAGGGATGGTGCCTTGATAAAGAGCTGAGATATACCTCCGATAACTAAACTGATACCCATCGGGATAAGAAACTGAGCGCCGGGAATGACAAAACCAGCTACAATTAAGAGACTTCCTATTACGATTTTAGCAAATCCTCCACCACCTATCATAGCCGGAACAACGTCGATCTTCTCCGGTTTTTCCTTTAAGGATTCTTGTGTGGGATGGCCTACTACTCGAAGAAGAGGTCTCCTGTCAAGCATTATTTCCGAGAAGATTTTCAACTGTCGGGAGATGGCTTCCAAAGCTTCACGAACCGAATTGGCCTCGATAAAATGTGTTGCTCCATATTCCTGAGCGAGCTTACCGTGGAAAATGATTTGCATCTACAACCGCTCCATTATCTACTCTATACAATCTAATACCATCTTTTCCAACGACGTAGTGTTCCAAGGTTGGCCAAGCTGTAAAGCAGAGATGATCTTCCCCACTTAATACAGAACTTTGCCCCGGGTGAGTGTGCCATGTTCCGCTCATCTCATCCAGATAGCGGATTATAGTCTCAGGGTCAATCTCAAAACCTTTGGTAGGTTCGGGATGAGAATTTTGAACTTCTAACATTTCCCCCGAACCTAAAATAAGGCCACATCTCTCCTCTAAAATTTCGTCTGAGTAGCGACTAAATAAATCTTTCATCTAAAATATCCTCTAATGTTACCAATGGTTTAGATGCGGTAAGGTCAGGAACCTCTGGGTGTCTTAAAATATAGGAGGTGAATCTTTTCCAAACAGGTCTCATCAATTCTTTTTTAGAAAGTTGCCCGGTTGGGTGATGTAAAATTTCATTTGAACCTAAATAAACCACAAGGTGGTTTGGATTACTTCCACTAATTGTCGTGACCAAAACATCTGCGGGGCGAGGAGGCCATTCTGATTCGGCGTCTATTTTTTTGAAACCACTCAGATGGTAGAAATCATTGATAAGGTCAAGCTTATTTGCATCCCAATCATGGGGTCGGGAAATATTAGGAATTTTGATATCAAAATTCTCTTTGAAAAAGTCAATACAAAGACTGAAACAGTCTTGAACTCCTAAATTAAAAACCTTACCTTGAAAAGGTTCTGAAACAAGAATCATTGTAATCTCACATAAGGAAAAGCTGGTCGATTATACTTCCGGTAAGGGATAGTCGTTTGTTTAGATGGGGAAAATCTTCCTAAAACTAGACTGATTTTACTTCTAGAGTAACCCTCTACTTGCTTCACTGTATAAGCTGATGTCATTTTAGAGTTGACATTATTTTTCAAATCTTCAAGCTCAACAACGTGCTTTAATATTGAGGCACCATCTACCTCACCGGAAAATAATACCGACTTAAGAATCCCAAGATCAGCATTATCTCCACCTATAGTTAAGGTTTGTCTCTGTCGGTCGGCTTCTACTGATCGAACCTCATTAGATAGACTACAAGGAACTCCCTTATATGGGTCTCCTAGATACATAACATCTGGCCCGGGCTTAAAAAAGATAGTTGAACCCGATAGAGTAGTCAATTCATAAAGAATGATCTCCGCATCTGGAGATAATTTCTGAGCGTTTTCGGTGTTTACAGTCATTAGTAGGTCGCATTATGTTGGATCATGTTAATTTGAAGGGGTTCTACAGCTCCTCCACCATTAACCAATCCCTTAGGTATGCTTAACGGTGCACTGAAACGTAACTCCAAAGTTCCAAGATATTCATGGGTAAAATTAAAAGGTTTGAAAAGACGATGAGTTTTATAGAAAGCTTCCAGACGTCCCGCGTTTATAGTAGGATCAGTGGTAGTATCCAATCCAGTTCCAGCACCATTTAGATACCACTTTAGACCTTCGAGAGTAACCCGAAAATTAGGGCGAAAAGGAAGCACCGGGACCGGATGATATACCCAACCATTAAAGTCTTTGACTTCTGGCTCTTCTGGAGCCAGAAGTTCAGCGACTCTTGAGTTGGGGCAAAAATTAAAAACAAACTCAGCCATTCGCCACCTTTTTGATTAACCGCTTGGTCTGTCCTCCCTGTAGCACATCTTTACTGATGATTGCAATAACATCGTTTGGCCCTAAAGTAGGTTTCTCTTCTGGAGCTATCACATAAACATTTGTTTCAACAGGAGCTGATGTTGGAAGCGGAATTATATTACTACCGGCGCTAGCGATAGCTGCCGCGCCTCGACTATTCATTGCATCGAGCATATCTGTACCAATACTATCAACAGCTGAATTACGAAGAACATACTCTCCTTTTGCAGCATGAATCAGGGTGCTGTCTCTGGTTGCCAGACCTGAGGTAATCTGACCTCCCCGGGCATAGCTTTTAACTTCTCCACCTCTCCATAGTCCCCCACCAATTCCACCTCCGGGGGATAGGATTTGACCCAACAATCCACCAGCTCCGCTTCCGCCTTCACCCCCAAAGCCTCCGCCACCTGCGCCTCCCAAGCCCGAAACATCAAGACCTATCATTTGTAGGAACCATTTGACGGCAGCTAATGCCAGAGCTTTAGCGATCATCTGAGCAACAAAATCAGCAATGGAAGATAGCATTGCCTTTAAGCTTTGTTTAAGACTTTGTTGCCCAGTGATGAGGCCTTTGAACATGTCCGTAAGACCATTAGTTATAGTGTCCAAGAGCGGTGCAACGCTATTCTGAGCAGTTTTCTCCCAAGTGTCCATAGCTCCACTTTGATCAAGCCAAGCTTTTGCTGCCCCATCAATTCTTTGCTTAAAGGTAAACTGGCTTGCAGATACTTTTCCTGTTCTTTCATCTATAAGTTGTTGTAGTTCAGCGGTCTCAGCCAAAGTAACATTATAGGCATCTAAAGCTGATTGAATTTCTTTCCATGCTGCTGCTTCTTCTTCCCCTGCTGTGGAAAAAAACTTTTCCATTTCTGTGGAGCCGGGTTTGTATTCTTGGAATTCTCGACCAAAGGTGTTTTTATAGTTATCTTTTCTGCGCTCATTGGCATTATACAAACTGCCGTTAGAGACATCTTGAGCAGCTACTATTTCTTGGTCTCGAAGTATTTCCGCTTGTCTTCTTCTTTCTCCTAGGAGGTATTCATCCCCAGCTCCGAAATCTCTGCCTCTATTACTAGGTAGGTTGTAAGAGCGTTCTTTCTCCTCGTAACGCTTGAATTTTTCTTGTGCTGCTCTCTCTGCTTTGTCTAAATTACTCTTGATTACTTGCTCATATAATTCCATGCTTTTTGAAAAAGAATCAGCGATATATCCATAAAGTTTTGCAAACTCATCTAAAGATTGTTTTTCAAAAAGATTGATTTGAGCGTTTCTTTTTAATTCCCACTCTTTAAGGCCCTCAGGTCCCAAGCCTTCCTTTGAGTTCTCTAAATCAAATTGATTCATAACAGCCATGTATTTCAGAACCATAGCTGTTTCTAATTTAGTATTCAAATCTTCTCGGGAAAAAGAACCCGTTTTTGCGTTACGCATAATCGTTGAGATTTCTTCTTCTATAGCTTCAATCTCAATTTTACCCCTAGTCTTTCTTAGACTTTCAGCCTCAGCTAACTGTTTTTTTATTCTTTCTTCTTGTTCTTTAAGTGCCTTTTTTTCGGCCTCATTAACACTGGACTGATATTCTGCATCATTAGGCTTACCGTCTGAAAAAAGGCCTCCTAAAGGAACTTCTCCATGAAGGTGGGTGTAATGCTTAGCTTTTCGACTTCCTTTAATACGAGTTATGGCTCCACTAGGATCATACCTTTCTCCATTCCATAACACCACGCCCCCTTTAGCTTGAATACTTCTGGCAAGTTCGTTCATACGCAAACGAAGCTTAGGGTCTAATCTTTCACCTTCTCCTGAAGCTAAATTAACATCTATAGCTCTCCACTCCCTATGCCCCGCACCTTTATGTATTGGGTCTTGAGAGCCTCTTTCGCCAACTCTAAATCCTTGCGCTCTTACCCAATTTTCTAAATACTCAGCGTCTTTACGGGCTTGTCCAGTGTATTGTTGCTCCCCTCGTTTTGGTTTATTTGGATTATTTGGATTATTTGGATTACGACTAAGTTTAGCGATATCAGCTTTAGCTCCTATTAGTGCTCTATCTAGTAGCTTAATCTCTTCCGGGTCTTTTGTTTCAGACAGTCTTCTTTTTAATTGTCCAACTTCTTGCTGTAATTCGAGCAAAATTTGAGCAGTAGACCTACCTCCCGCCGCACCTTGAGAACTAGCAGTAACGGTGGCAGTTGAATTAGCTCTCCTCGCAGTTCTAATTTTTTTACCTACCTCAGATTGAGCAGCAGCATAGCCTCCAAGCAGCTCATCAGCTTCTTTGGATTTTAATATTGCACTATCATAGTCACTTATTGAGGTATTTATTTTTACTAATAGTTCCCCGTAAATCGCTTTAATAAGTGTATCTTTACTATCTTGAATAAGGTTTCTTGCTTTTCTGATACTATCAGGGTCTCCTGCTTTTAATAAACTCTCAATATTAAAGCTTTCTTTTTGTTGAGAGGTATTAAGAGGAGTACCCAAACCCCCTCGGCGTCTAGGATCACCATATTCTTTCAGCCCAACATCCCGATATATCCAACCATTTGGGCCTAAATTTTTGTAGAAGGAAGTATCATCTTCTAATTTCTCTAAGGCCACATCTCTGGCAGCTTCAGCGGTAATTTTTTGAGTCCGGGCAGCGTTTACCATAGTTCTTTGAATTTGCTCATCCAAAGCTTCGAAAGCCTTAAGTAGTCCCTGTACTCCACCTTCCGTCTTATCAAACTCCTCCCGGAGACCCGGGAAACGTAGAGATAATTCTTCAACAGCGACCCTAACCTCCGAAGTGGTTTCAGTTAAATCTCCATTCTTTCCCACTAAACTATCTTGACGAACCATCAGTTTTTCAGTTTCTTGAGCTAAAGAAAGCTGCTGAGCTTTAAGAGAGTCTGTTTCCGCTTCACTAGCTTTCAAAGCCGATTGGACGTCTTCTAAACCCCCCGTCAGTTGTTTATGACTAAGATTTACCTGATCTGCTGTGTATCCTAAATCCTGCAATTTAGAATTAAGAGCCTCGCCAGACACCCCCGTTTTATCAAAAGTTCCACCTAGAGTTACCACAAAATTTACAGTGGAAGATAAAACTTTTATCAGTCCCAAACCTACTGTGGCTGCCACACCTAGAAGGTCAATTAGAAATTTCAAGACCGGAGCAAGATCATTACCAATGCTTGCAGCTAATTCACTAACGGTATTTATCATTTTCTGCCAAGTTGCAGAAACGCTTTCGGTTCTAACTTGAGCGGCTTCTTGTGCTGCTCCCTGATCTAAAGTTGCTTGAGTTTGTTTTAATATTTCGTCCGTAGAACCCGCAATAGCATTATAGACGTTGGCCGCTCGGACTTCGATACCCGCAGCAAAAGGATCAAAACCTGCGTTATTGAGTCTTTTTAATACCTCTGAAAATCCTAAGACTTTTACGTCTATATCAGCTACTGTAAGTCCTACTTGCTTAAGTTCTTCTTTTACTTTTTCTGACGGGTCAACTAAATCGACAAGAAGTTGTCTAAGCCCGGTCGGTCCTGTTGTACCCCTGATACCAGTGTCTGCAATAACTGCGAGTGTTCCCGCCAACTCGTTAAGAGAAATATCTAGTTGATTAGCAGTTGAACCAACATACTGGATACCGGCCTGAATCTGAGCCACACCCAGTTTTGAATTGTTGAGTGCCGCAACAAAAGCATCAGCAACTCTGGTGGCTTCAGTGCCAGCCAATTGAAATGAACCAAGCGCGGAGGTAAGGATATCTACGGAGTCAGCAGGAGATGCGCCACTTGCTGCCGAAAGATTAACCGAAGCGGATAGAACTTGAGAAAGCTCTTTTCCCTTATAGCCAGCTTGAGCGATAGCCGTGGCTGATTTAGTTATTTCTAACACACTGTCAGCACTATTCTTGGCGACAGCAAAAATGCTTTGACTCAAATCACGCATCTCATAATTGGTCGAACCAGAGATGGCTTGTAGTTGAGCTAAAGAATCTTCAAACTGGATAGAGAATGAAACAGCTTGTTGAAGAGCACTGATTAGACCGTAAACTACAGCAGCAGCTCCCGCGTAGGCCCCCACTCTTCCCAGCAGAGCACCCGCACCAAAACCTCCTTCACCCCCGCCCAGAAGATTGCTGGCACTGCTTTTGATTCCGGCAAAGAATCCTCCCTTAGGATCGCCGCCCATTCTATTTTGCTGAGCAATACTCTCGGCAATCTCTCTTTGTAAAGTCTTGTGTCTATTGATAAGGGTTTGCAGCCTCTCCGCAGAAACATTGGGTTTATTTAAGGCTGAAACTAATTGATTTTGGGTAGTAGCTGCAAGCGCCGCAGCTCTAGTGAATCTAGAAACTTGATCGGTATCCCTACGAGAAATAATGGTTCCGGTGAGCTGTGCATTATTAAATCGACTATTAGCTGAACGCACTTTAGCAGCAAGTGCTGCTTCTCTCTCTAGAGTCGTTAGGCGGGTAAGTTCAATCCCCTCTTTACGAAGAGCTTCAACATTCAGTCTAGTTTTGGCTTCCAGTTTTTCTCTTGCTATTAACCTTTCTTGAAGACCTCTCACAGCATCTCTAGTAGTTGCTAACTCTGGACCGTACTCCGAACGACGCCGATTACTAAAAGCTTTAGCATTCACTTTTTCAAGTTGTTGCAGATTATCTAGAAGGGGCTTGAATGCTTTTTGACCATCGGTGCTGAGTAAAGCTACTCTTGCTCTAATGCTGCCAATTTCATTACTTATTTTAGAATAGGCTTTCGCGGTTGCTTCGATCTTCTCAGCCTTCATAATTTGGCTGTTAGAAAGAAGCTGACCATTTTTTGCAAGGTTACCAGCTTGGACGTCAAATTGACGAGCGCGATCTTTTAGAGTCGTCATAGCTGACGAGGCTCCACGCAAACTATTTGTGTAATCTGCTAATTCTCTAGCTTGCTTTCCAACTCTTCCAGATGAAGAGAAATCCCCAAGAAGTCTAGCTGCATTAAGTCCTCCAGAAGCTCCCGTACTTTGAAGAGTATTTTGAAGAGTTTTAATTTGACTTAATGTAATAGCAAGAGCTTTTAATTGACCATTTATTTGATTGGTGGCAACTTGACCAGCTTTTCCTGAACTATCAATAGCTTTTTCCGCAGTTTTAGCTGCTGTGTTTAGATTAGCAATAGTTCTTTGAAGAATACCATCGAGCTGTTTTGCTGCGGAGGCCATGCCCTCCGGGGACATTTGAATACCGACAGTGGATTTAATCGTAGCGTCAGTCATTGTTTACCTGAATAAAAAAAAGGCCGCTGCATAAATACAGCGGCCTCAAAGGTTTGGCAAGGATAAATCCCCTTAACCGCCGACGTATGCCTTTGCAATAGTTTTTTCGAAACCGGCCAGTTTCGGTGTCGAAGTTGTTTCCGTCTTAGTCATGACCAAGGGGGTTAGTTCGAAAGGCATGTTCGAATGATCCTGCTCACTAAAGCTCAGGTTGAATCCTTTAGCCACTTTAACCTTAGGCATAACGACAACAATCGGCTCATTGTTCGAAGAAAGCTTACCAACAATCTTGGCACAGAAATACTGGTCTTGCTCAGTCGAACCTGCGTTAATCTCGTTCACCACCCAGACAGTGTCGCCAACTGCAAAAGAAACACCTGCTGGAAGAGCATCAATAGTCACGACGTAGGGACCTGTTCCCGTAGTGGCTGCTACAGCTTTACAGGGGTAGACGTTATCTGGTTGATCAGCTTTTTGCAAAAGCAAAGTAGCTCCGTTAGGGATGTCTCCCACTGCGTCGATGAGAGAAGCGGCATCCCCCGGAATAGGATAAGATTCTACCGAGAATGAGGTCGCGGCGGCGGCAGCAGCAGCAGTCAATTTACCTCGCAGACGCTTAACTACCGAACCTTGAAGACCCAAAGCATACATCAAGTTCTTGGCACTAAACTCATAACCTTCAAATGTCGTAGTCATGTTGACATTCGATTTCTGGGTGTCCACAGTATTTTGGGTAATACCGTTTTTCAGCATGATTTGGTCAGCTTCTTGCGTGATAGTTACCGCTTTAACCATACCAACAGAATGGGTATCGGGATTAAGGGCAAACACATCTGCACTAAACGGAGCAAGCATGACCGTAGCGTTACCGATTACAAATTTGTTGTCTTTTACGTCAGCCATTGGAATTTCCTATATCTGGGTTTCAGCAATTTATGCTTGACTTGTATAGAAGAAAAGATTAGTAGGTGCAATATGAACCAAAGTAAACCAAAAGAGGTTAGAACCCTCTCTATTCGCATCCCTATGGACCTTTATCTTAATGTTTCCCAACATGGAATTGATAAGGACTTACCATCTCTAAATTCAGCTGTGATTGCTCTTCTTAGTGCGGGTCTTGAGGTGACCTCAGAAAGAGATAAAATTCTCAGTCAATTTATTTTGGAAGTTGTTCCTCCTGAAAAACTAAAGGAAATTATCAGTGGCCGATAAGCTTGAAAGACCCGAAGAAGAGATTAAAGTCACCGGACGGGAAGAACCTATTCGTATGACTTATGTTATTTTTAACGACATTCTTCGCTTTGTGGGTACGCCCGACGAAGCGATTGCCTCTATTATGACTAGTCAAGATACCAGAGATTTGATCCTACGCAGGCTTTTGAGTAATTATAAAAAGCCTATTGAGGATTCAAAAGATTTGATTCCCGTAGAAGAGATGGGTATCAGCATCTACGAAATAGATGATGTTCTTGCTTGGGTGATTGAACACGTTACCTATTTTTTTATGAGTCAGGCCGAGAAGCTCCAGAAAAGAATGAAAAAATATCCGGAGCAGGCAAAGAAGATGATGTCCTCAGACCGTTCCGAGACTGGTACTCCAGTTTAGACCATATTGAACAAGTTTGCTGGGCCTACGGGATACGTCCAAGCCAATATTATGATTTAGCATCCAAAGAAATTTGGTATGATGTATATTATCAGATAAGGGTGAGACTCGGTGAGGCCACCATTGGTCATTTACAGCATCATTACGCTATGCTAAAAGTATTGGACGCTGCTTTTGGAGGGTCTAAAAGCGGAAGTAATAAGGGTAGACTTGTGAATGATATGCAGCCAGAACAGGCCGTATCTGCCTTGAATGAGTTTTTTAAGATATGATGAAAGCCACTCGGTCTAAGTTTGATATTCGCTTCGATGTTATCGAAGGAGGCTCTGGACAATTCTTTGGAGCATTAGAAGATATCCAATTGGCGGAAGGAGCTACCATAACTTGGGTCGCACCTAGAAGAATTTTGAAAGCCCCCTCTGTGCTACATCTGAAAGCAGGAATGGTTATTCAAACCCCCACTGGTGTTAAATATATGGTGGCAGAGCATGCGATAAGTGAAACCTCACAAGGTTCTCCCTTCAATGCTTTCAAACTATATCAAACTAATTCAGTAGCTCAACTGGTTAAGAGAAGTACTATAACTGATATTAGAACAGGACTAGAAAAAGAAGGTCCTGAAAGCGAGCCTATCAGTATCTATGTGAGCTATGAGCCTCTACAAGAAGCCTTCGATAGGCAGCTTCGTATTCCTAACGAAAAGACTAGAATGATTACGAATCATCCAATTAAAAGAGGTGACATCATAGATGGTGAAGCAGTAATTGAGGTCCACGATGCTTTAGGACTTTACGGGGCAATTTTAGCCTAATACGCTTTGTTCTACCTTACGAAAAATGGCATTAGGGATACGCCTATTCATGTAATACGTCAAGAAAGGCTCAACTATAGGTCTATAAGCTTTTTTAGGGTCGGGACCAGTTAGCTTCTTTTCAATACTATCAGCGAAACCAGATAGTCTTTTTTTTGAATAGGTTGCTTGTTCTCCAATTTTAGGAAGATCGTTAAGTCCAAGCCTCCGAAATACGGTAACTTCCAATCTTCCAGTTACAATAAAATTAGAGAGGCGGCCTCTAGAGCGTCCAAGACTAGAAAGAGTGGGTTGGGTTCCTCTAGCAGGAATAAATTTTACACCCATTGGACCATAAGCCTGATGATATGCAGCAGTATTTTTTAATTCAGATTGTAATTGCCCAGTATTTTTGAACCATTTTCTGGTTTTATAGGTTTTTGTTTTCCATTTTAGGTAAGCTTTACTTCTCTCTTTCCAAGCTCCAGTAACACTGGAAATATTCATCGGACTTGAATTCGCCCTCATGGCTTTTGAAATTTGTCCATCTATCTTTAATGATCCTGTAGGTGCGTTGGTTGACCCAGAAAGTCCTAAAGCTAATGTAGCCACCTGCCTAGCCATTTTGCTTAATTCTCGCTCAACTATTGGAGCAAAATCTCTACGTAGATTCTTTGAAAGATTGAGTCTTTGACGTTCGCCAGCTTTGAAGGCAATATCTTGAATGACGTAATTGGCTAAGCCTTTACCCTCAATTTCAGAAAATTTGGTTCTAGGTTTGAACTGAAATTGAAGAACAATATTCAGATCATTTCCCATAATCAGCTCGTTTCAAGCTGATACCGAATTGCCGAACTGTTCGAGCTTCTGATTCCCCTGAGGGCAACATGGTAAAATTTGTAACTGTAAGTTGTGAAAATGGATTATTCTCAGAATCTCTAACAGTCCAAGTCAAGTATTCAGGACGAATTGGATGAACACACTTATTTCTTATCACATTAGCTATTTCAACCTCTCGAAATAGATTAGCGTCATTTACAACAGAAAGTAGAATGACGCACTCTATTTCCGGCATGTGATCTGCCTCATCAAAGGTCCAATCAGCCAACCCTATTAGGTCAACATTAGGTAGCTCAGTATTTGTATCTTGTCTAGCATCCCAAGCCATATATTCTATTTTCTCAGAAATGCCTTGAGTTTTTAAGTCATCTATAATCTCTTTGACTTTGGTAACCAGAGTTGCGTAAACTGTTGGAATATCAAATCTACTAGCCATATCAAGTCGCCGTGATTACATCTACGGGTGCCGTAGAAAGTCCAAAAATATCTGTTAGTTCAAATAACTGTAAATCTGGGTCAATAACATTTAAGCCGGTCATCAATTTAGAGGACAATTCTGCTCCCAAAGCTTCCCAGTCAATCGAAGTCCAACGCTCATATTCGGAGGTTCCCGAACCATAGCGTTTTGGTAAGCGTATTTGCATTGTTGGAAAAATGGACAAAGCAGTCGAGGCTTCAATCGCTCCAGATATTCTATAGCTATTAAAGGTGCCAGCGTTCTCGTAGGCACTTAAGTCAGCCCCAGTCGGTAATTTATCTAGAAAGGCAAGATAGCCAGCAAATAGATCAATTTCTTGGTCTGTAAGTTCGTCCTCATTTACTCCTAAAAGACTACGAACTGAGTCTTTTGAGACAGCAAAGAGGATAGGGGTGTGTAGCAAATATTTGAAAGAGTCTACGATGGCCGAATCGGCAGTAGTGTAGCTCCACTGTAATTTCATCTGTTCATAAAGAGGCTTAGATAAGGTATTTGAGCTTCCAGCAATTTCGATAAGATAGCTCATTTGACCAAGATTAGTTGAGACCGAATCGGTCTCAACTATATTTCCATCTTGATTAAATAATGTATAAGTGAGGTTGCTGGTCGGTTGACCCTTGTTGAAGAGCACTAAATGCTTTAGGTCAGTTCCACTTTCCAAGTCATACCTCTTTTAGTCTCTTTATATTTAACATGCGTTCGATGAAAGGTGTTCTAACAGTTTCAGTAACACCTTCATGAGAAATGTCAAGATTGGTTACCGGATCAATAAGACCAAAATTTCCTGTAGTTTCTACTCGAATCAAATCGCCATTTTTTGATTCGACTTTCTCAGCCTTCTCGACTTTTTCAATATTTTGATTATCAGGTTTGTTAGCCATACTACTTGTCCTATTGTGATTTTGAGAGGGGCGGAGAATTCTCCGCCCCTCTAGATTTTACCTTAAGCAATAGCGTTAAGGTTTAGGACCGAGCGGGTGTCACCAAAGATCAGGCGGTAACCTGCATTCTTTGTGCTATACAGATTAACCTTCTGGTTCTGCATAACGCGCTCCGATTCCTCGATATCCGAACCGTTCTCAATAAGTTCCTCAAGAGTATCCGCCTTCGAGAAACCAAGCAACTCATTAGCACTCGCGCTGGAAACCAGTGCGAAATTAAGGTTGAGGTCGAAACGAGGATTTTCCTGCGCAACTGTAACCCCTGCACGTTGCAGTGCTTCGATCTGAGTCAAACCGTCGCTGAGTGTGTTTTTGGCAAACATCAGCTTCCATTGTAGGAATGTATCCCAGTTACCAGCTACCGTATCAATAGGAGCACCTGCTTTCGCTCGCTCGACAAGCCAAGCAAGGAGAATTTCCCAGTTCAACTTGCCAGCGGCTACCCCAGTGACACCAAGATTGTTGTCAGTGTTAATTGCCGAGGCGTTCCGCACCGGGGCGGCAGCATGAGAAGCAACAGCATCTCCGTTCTTCAACATAGCGTAAGCCGTTGCAGTCTGGGCGCGCTTCGTTTGCTTTTCAGCACGAAGGGCGTAAGGTGCAATAAGATCAAGGCTAGCACGACGTCCAAATTCGTAAGTCCACTCTAGTCCGATACCGAACTTGAAAATCTTAACCGAATGTTCCGAAGCTTTGATTGACCAAACTGGCACACGCGCACCTTCGGCAATCATGCCATAACGCTCGTAGTCTTCCTTGTTGTCGTTGACAACAGTGGTGATCAACTCAGTTCCGTTAATCGTGCGGCTCTGCGAAATCAGGGCGTCAGGACTTTCAAAGTCTGTTTGACGATATTTCCACTGAACTACGTCGTCTACAACCTCAGGGAAGAGGGCGCGAACACCACGATAGCTGGAAAACGCATCCGCAGCTGCTTGAAGCACAACACCATTGCGGTAATCATCCTTCGTAGGCAGGCCAAGATACATCTTAACAGCTTCATAACCATCGAGGCCTGCCTCAAGAGCGAGACCGTCCGGTTGCACCTTTAGACGTAGGTAGTCAGCAATATTTAGACCATATTCGCGCGCCTGAGAAAGCAGGTTCATACCTGCCTCCAACGACTCCGTTTGGCTGTTGGATTTCAGCTTACCAACAAGCTGTTCGGCAGAAACCCGAGCTGTGGTCAAATCCGTTAGAGGCTTAAAGTTAGGCATTAAAAATTACTCCTGTTCTTAGTTCTTTTGCACAATAACATAATCAGTGCCGACTGCTAGTACGACATTAGCAGAAGATGCAGCTGCTGCTTTAACAACACCAGCTCCTGCACCCACAACACTTGCTCCAATAGTTACTGCACCGGTTTTCGGAAGGCGTTTACGGAATTTAGTTTCTACGGAAACAGTAGTAACGCCTTCCTGTGAGCGATCTTCAACTTGGAAAATACGTCCATAAACTACATCATTATCTGCGGCAAGCTTAACAGTAGCAGGAGCGGCGGTATCTAGCGAAACAGCTTTACCGATATCTTCCTGAGTTACAGTGCCACTGATGAACATCGTGAAGATGAAATCATCCATTGTGAAGCCGTCAAGGATTACTTGGCTTGTATTAAAGGTCATTTTTCTTCACTCCTTAGTTCGACTTGAAAGCACTAACTTGTGCGATTTGCAGTTTCTTCTGACCTTCTGTCAGATTACCTTGGCTCCCACCTGCCTGAACAGTTACTCCACCAGCCGGAATTAGAGCACTGAGGCGAGCCTGATTGTCCTCAATAAACTTCACAGCTTCGGTAATATCCTCGGGAACATTTGCGTCTGCTTCACCATCTAGAGCTTTCAAAGCCACATAGTTTTTACCGATCAAGGCAGACATGGCTGTGACTGTTTCACTTGTTGGAACACCTTCGGCTTCCTGACTGGCAGTAGCAGCTGCTTCTGTAAGTTTAGTTACTTGAGCTTCTGCTGAATCGGCACGAGCTTTTTCAGAATCTCGATCTGAGGTAAGTGCTGTCACTTGAGCTTCGGCTGCTACCAATTTGGTTGCTAGGTCGATCTTGTCGTCGGTCAAAGCAGTCAGCTTGGCCGTTAGGTCTTTGAAATCCACGTCATTAACTCCTTCATCGTTGATCGACGCTGTGCAATAATAATCATTTCGCACATCGACGCCGCTTGCGGCTAATCTTTGTGCTGATTCGCCCAACATAGCATCAGATGATCCTATAATCTTGGAATTTTTTGCTGCACCACGACTAACCAAACTTAGTTCTATCATTTCTTCTACGCCAACAAGACGAACATGAACACCTTCTCTACCAATTACGTGGCCTTGTTCGCAAGTATGACTCATAAGGGGAAGAAAATTATCATTCGCCGCAGCTTCAAAATAATCAAACCCACATTCTGAACAAAGCATATGACTTGAAAGGAACTGAATTGATACTTCATCAATCGATCCAGTCTCAAGCTTTGTAAGAATTACTTCTTCACTATCGTCTACATAGATGTATCCTCTAAGCTCTATATCTCCCGATTCCATTGGAACAGATTCAGCATAGAAAAATTTACCATATGGTGCACCATCAAGCTCATGGTCCATCATCAGTGGTACAGCATCCTCATTAACGGACTTAGCTAACAGAGAGATAGTGTGAGGACTAATTGTAGCCCTTTCAAAAATTGTTCCTTTTTTACCCCGAAGAGGTACAGTACTGGTAGCTCTAACTTCAAATACATGAAGCTTATTCAAATCAACATCAGGTCCCGCCGCTTTCGTCAGCAGAGCTGTGATAAAAGGAGTCTTTACTAATTCTTTCATATCAACAGTCCTCTACGATCTTTCTTAAAATCATTCAAGTTAACCATATCAAACCTCACCACTTTTTGTTCGGTTAGATTTTGCATTTTTTCCGCCCTCAGAAACTTGACCTCTACCATTTGGGTCGTCATTAGGACTAATCTTATCTGCCTGTACATCTACAGTCTGTTGATCAAGAAAATTGGTTCCTGATAATTTTTTGTACCCGGCTGGTGGTGGACGATTGTACATTTGCATGTGATATTCAAGATCAGTTATGACTCCGAGAGATAGGTCTTGCTTCAATCGAGAAGCCTTCATAGTGAAATGAGGTTCAAGTTCGAGAGTAGGCCTAAGCTCAATAGGCGTAAAACAAACTTCTACCCTACCTTGAAAACCAGCTATTCTTGCAGCTAGGGTTAAAGCTTCGGAAAGTCCAGAGGCGAGAGTTTTGTTCAAGCTATCACAGCTTATAGCAAAAAGTCTACTTTCCGTAGAAGCAGTATCCCCATTCTGACCTTTACCCACAACAGAAGGCATTGTTTTTAAGGCCGCTTGGTTTTGGGCATTCAGAGTTTCTATGACCTCTTTAATTTGTAAACTTGCTCCGGGATTCTTATCATTTACCATACCGGTTTTAACAGCATCTGTATGCACGAAAGCTTGATCGGGTCTAATTGTTGTAAATTGACCCCGAATAGCACTAAGCTGCTGATCGACAAATTGTTGTCGCTTCTTTGGATCGTTTCTTAAAGCCGGAGGTGCGTTCTGCATAAGCACTGATTCGAGAACTGTTATATCCAATCGAGGATATCCAGTGAACTGCATGATTCTATATAAATCATTTATCACCTGCTGACGGGCAGCAATCGTGTTTATAGCCGAAACAAACAAAGAATACCCATAAATGTCATTGGGATTCTGGTGGAATTTTTCTGTGAAGAAAGTAGGAATATCCAAAGAAACAGAATCATTTACACCCGTGACTTTTTGGAAAGGCTTGTACAGTCCGGGTTTTGATTCTTGCCACTCGACAGATTTCATATCGACTATACGTAACTCATATGGTTCTAGAGCCTTATCATAAACTAGCTCAAATCCATATGCTCCATGCAGTATAGTGCTATATCTCAGATCATCAAGAAATTGCTTTTCGGACATTTTTGCATTAAAGCCTATTGAATAATCATTGGCAGTAAAAAGTCTATTTGAAATAGCTTGAGCCAGCTTTATTCCATCAGCGTCAACTTCATTATTAGTATCATAAGCAACCATGTACATTTGAGCAGAACTAGAAATAGTTCCAAACGCAAAAATAGCAGAAGAAACATCTGGATCGTGACGAACCAGATCATCCAACAGAGTTCTACTATCCCCAGATTGTCTTGAATCGAAAATATCATTACGATGATTTGCGTATCGAGGTACAGAACGGACCTCATCGTTGGCATTATAGCCCGGTGTGGCGGATTGACCACCTGTTTTTTGTTTTTTCTTCGGAAGGATGAATTGAATACTATCCAGTGAAGCCATATTTTCTCACACCCTTACCTAAGAATTTGTTAGTTGGATCATTTTTTTGCTCACCAACATCCATACCTACGATAGATAGAGTCATAGCACTATCTCCGAGATTATGCAAAAATAAATGCTCGGACACTCTTCTAGCTAATAGGGCATAGGCCATAGAGTGAAAAAAGTGATCGTTACCATTTAATTTAACCCAGCGTGGCTCTTTTTCGGGACTTTCCTCCCTGATCATATCTCTTAAGTGTGCCACCAACACATCTTTATTAGAAGTGTAACCACCAAGAACCGCAATATTGTTCACGATTGATGTTCTAACCATGTCTAGTGCGAAGGTTCTATTAGCATCATAATATATGAGATTATCTGCCTCGTCTTTACGAGGTGCGATAATAGCATTACCCCTGTAAGATATAGGCATTAACATACCATTTGTGTTTTCTCGAAGTTGATCAACCTCCGGAGTATAGGGGTAGCGATCAGCACAAGCCTGAACGATGTTATATTCTTTTTGAAGTTCAGAAATAGTTGCCGAAAGTTGAGATACGTGGCATGTCTTGAATAAGAACCAAGGGTCTTTCCCATCAGTATATTCACCAACCAAGCTTATGTGGCAAATGGCTCCCATGTCGATACCCATAAAAACAGCTCTATCCCAGTCGGGTGTTATTGGTCTGCCATGAGGTGTCATTGCCGAGCGAATACAATCCTCAGGAATTTGGGCAGAAGCAGGACTATAAGGTTCTCCGAGAACAGTATTATGGAATCCCTTTTCATTCTCCTGCATCTTATACTTAGCAAGCTGTTGAAAAATATATTCGAGTGAAATTCTATCAGTAGAGAAAGGATTTACCTTATACCCTCTAAACTGATCCTTACTTGGATATTTTGCTACCCATTCTCGTAAAGATACATCCGATAAATCTAATCGACTGCTGCATTTAGCACACTTAACATAGGAATCTTTCAAATTAAGCCCAGTTATTTGTTCAGCAGTCATGTCAGTAAGCTTATCGACTTCAAAACTCATACCGGCTATGTGTATGAAGTCGTGCTCAAATCGGGGAAATTGATGATGGTTACACTTAGAACATCTTACAAGATAATAAAATTGATCAGTTAGATTGAAATTTTTATCTACTCCATATCCAAGATAAGTCGGGGTAGAAAATGCCTGAGTAATTTTGAATTCTGAGTTTTGTAGTCGAGACTGAAACAATCCCACCATCGCTTCGTCTGATAAATCTAATTCGTCGTGAAAAAGGATATCCGCTGGAATAGATGTTGCTGGCCCTTCGATACATGGAGTTATATAGCCCCATGAGTCTTGAACTTGAATCAAATCTTGACGCCTGACAGGTTTGTCTAACATCGGAGGATTAAAAACATCATCGACTCTAAGGATCGGGGACATGCGGGTCGTATAAACTCTTTTTGCCATATCTTCTGTAGGCAGCGTAAAAATGCCACTAACTCCATTCATTCGTCGGAGAAATGCTAAAAATTTTCGAACCTGAATTTCCGTTAAGCCGATCTGGCTGCATTTGATGACGCTCAGATTTGGGTGCATATCATTGGCGATTTGCTCTTGAAAAGGATATCTCTTAAAAGAGAAAGGCTTACGAGCAAGAGTAGTATGCTCGGTTATCCAATCTGCGATGGGAACATCATCTCCCGAAGCCTTAAACTTCTGAGAAGCAAATTTATGAAGTTCTTTAAACACTTGTTTTTATTACCTTTTTCTATCAGGTTGCAAACTTGTCATAATTTTTCACGCGAGGGGGTTGAACTATGAGAGAGAGCTGTGTATAGCAATTATGTCCTCAGATAGCACAACTAAGGGGCTTTTAGCAAGGAGAAAGATCGGTATGGATAAATACCCTACAATCAGCCTAACTGAATTACAAAAATTCAAAACGATAGTGACCAATGTCTCGAATGATCCTACCTACCTAGATGGTCGAGTCTGTCCATATGACAAAACTACCAGAGAGTTATTGAAAACTTTTGTTCTTGATCCGGTTGTGGAAGCCACCTTGGTGGAGAAACCTGATGGGCGAAAAAAATCAGGAAGACCTCTAAAAAACTCAGGTATTCCTATTGGAGAACTTGAAAAAGAATTTAATGATCTGAGGGAAGAAATCAGGCAACTTAAACTTGACGCGAAGGGCCTAGAACCACATGAGCGGATACAAGTTGTTAAAACCAGAGCGGCTCTAGTAGAGAAAATCCTCTCAATGAAAGAGAGGATTGAAAGCATAAAAAAACAGCAAGATTTTATCTCTATAGTTATTCAGCTTATGGAAGATGAATTACCTCAAGATTTACGTTTAAGAATAATTGAAAAATTAGAACCCTTCGCGGCAGAGGAATGATATGACAATTTTTGCAGAACACGCACCACTGTATTGGGCAGCAGGCCTACCAGTGATTCCTTTGAAACCACATAATGTGGATCAAAAAGGTCGGGGTAAAGCTCCGATACTAAATGATTGGCCGAAATTTGGCTCAGTCATGCCGACTGATACCGAAAAGCAGGCTTGGCTTAACAGTTATCCTGACTGTAATATTGGATTACCTTTCGGGTCAGCTTCTGGTCTGTGTGCTATAGATATTGATACTGAGAATGAAGAGTTGGTAAAAGCCATTCTTGATATTCTTCCTAAGTCCCCTTGGGTTCGTATTGGTGCCAAGGGTATGGGTCTGATTTATCGTTGGTCTGGTCAGCGTAACTTCAAACTTCGCAGTGATCAGGATGGAATGATTTGCGAATTTTTGGGCTTAGGTAACCAAATGGTGGTTCCACCTTCTATTCACCCAGATACGGGGAAACCTTATAAAGCAAACACTAATCTTTATGAGGTTATCGATCAGATACTACCTTTGGCAGATGATATCGATAGTCAGTTACGAGACTTACTTAACGCTAGAGGTTTCTCGGTGGCAAAGGGAACTCGTTCCGGCCCCGTAGATATCGTTCCAGAGGGCGAACGTGATGTTCAAATGATTCGTCATGCAGGCTATCTTGCAAGAGTTGTTCTAGGCATGGATAAGGCCGCTCAATTCTCCCTACAAGAAGCCATTGATCATATGACTCATTGGGTTCGCCAGTTTACCACAACTGTTTCCAGTGGGGACAATATGGACCCCGGCAAAGGGATAGCAAAACTTTTCGAGTTTTTGATCAAAGACTTGGAAAAAGGAAAGTCTTTACCCGAAGGGTGGGATGCAAATCTCACTGAACACTGGCTTGCAAATGAATCAATTAAACTGATTGCTGAAAAGAATCAGGTGTCACGATGGACAGTAGTAAAGGCTAGAGATTGGCTTCGGGGAAAATTGGCCGAGCAACCGGGAGATGACGATTGGGCTATGGCTAGGGTCCAAGAATTATTATCTCTAGTAGCTAAAGATGATAAATTTTCAGAAATGGACTTTAGAGCTTTGCTTGGTTTCATTCAGAAAATTGCCAGTTCCGATAATCTCAAACTTGGGAAGGCAGACCTTCTTCAAGGCTATAAAGCTGCTAAAAGAAAAGCTGAGGGAGGAGAAGATTGGGAAGACCATGAAACCATTGCCCGAGCTGTTCTTGAGCAGATTGAAAGAATTTGAGAAATAAGATTTGATAAAGATAAATTTTGGCAGTGGAACGGATCATGCTTTAAGCACGTCCCCCACGAAGAAATTTATATGCAAATTGCAAATAATATCAAAGGTTCAAAACTCGTTCAACGACATAATGATTACGCCAGCGTAACAAAAGTCTTAGAGAGAATGTGTAGAAAACCTCTGATCGAAAGAATGGAAAACGGTATTAACTTTGCAAATGGTTGGGTCTCCGAAGATTTGTCGATTGATGAGCACTCTCCAAAATATGGTGCTACCTTTACTCTTCCATTTGAATACAAGCCTGAATTGGCTTCTAGAGCCAATAGGTTTTTTGAGTTCTTAGGAGATTGTTGGGGTAATGAGCCTGATTTTCGGGAGAGAGTTCAAGGACTTCAAGAGGGATTCGCTGCTACCCTATTTGGGGTAGCGACTGACTTTCAAAGAGCACTGCTATTTGTAGGTAAGGCCGGGACTGGTAAAACAGTATTATTAGATATTTTGAGGTCTCTTCTACCTCCCGACGCTATATCATCGCTTAGTCCTGAAGAATGGGGAAAACAGTTTGCTCAAACCAGATTAGTGGGGAAAGTAGCTAATATCTGTGCAGAACTGCCAGAGTCGGGAGTGATCACAGGCAACATCTTTAAGCAGGTGGTTGAGGGGTCTCCTCAGGAAACCGAGTACAAGGGTAGAGATAAATTTCTATATCGTCCGATTGCGGCTCATTGGTTCGGGTCCAATTTTATGCCTACCAGTAAAGATAGTTCGATGGGCTTCATCCGCCGTTGGCTTATATGGGATTTTAGTAATGTCGTTCCGGAGCATCTTAGAGTTAAGAATCTTGCTGAAAGCATTGTTGCGGATGAGCGGGAAGCTATTGCTGCTTGGGCTTTGGAGGGTATGGTGAGGCTACGTAAGCAAGGGGATTATACCAAAAGTTTATCCCATAATTTCAGAATGGAGCAGCTTCGAAGGATAAATAACTCAGTCAAAGCCTTTCTCGACAGTAATAAGAATATTGCTCGGAAAAAAGGTGAAGTTACAATGGCCCGGGACCTATATGATCAGTATACCTTCCATCAAAAAGATATTGGTAGAGGTGCCGCAGTTACATTCGAAAGATTTAATCAAATGCTTGAAGACCTCGACTACGTTATCCAACTCAAAGATGATGGTATGGGGCATCAAGACTGGTTGGTCGAAGATGTCACTATTAACTATGGAGACAGAAAATGAAAAAATACAGGTTAGAATTAGGACTCCAAGGAGATATTCGAGATATCGAAGCTGATAGATATGAAATTACGGGGGGATGGGTAATTTTCTACAGACAACCACCACAGGGGGGTTCCATGAGAGAGCATTGGAGAGTTCAAGAAAATATGGTTCTAAGTATTTACACCTCTTAAATTTGTCCGAAAAATGTACACAAATTTCGGACAAAAGAAAGGCCCCTTCTGGGGCCTTTCTTGTCTTATATGTAAGTCATTAAGTTAGATAATGACTTACATATGAATCATTAGATTTGTTTTCCACCCGGTGCTCTACGATTCTCTACTTTATGATCTTCACGATTAGAATTATAGTCACACTTAGCTTGGATACATTCATCCAGATCGAACTCATACAAATCTGCAAATTTAAAAAGACACTGGTAAGCATCGGCAATCGACTGGTGATACAACTCGGTGTTCCGTTTTCGAACTCCTTCAAGAGCATAGCTTGAAATCAAAATCACCAGATTCATTAAATCTTTCAGCATATCCCCATGAAAGATTATTCGGTAGGGGTCGCCAGTCTCTAAGTCAATCTGATCGGCTCCGGCCAAATCTAATATGCGAATAGCCGTATCTGCTACTTCGACGTGCAGGGCGGGAAATTGTGGGAGGTGACTATCTGGCTTATAACCATCAACTGCTGCCTCACAAAGTTCGCTAGTAATGAGACATAGCAATTCAGGTCTATTCCTAGTGGAAAGAATGGACTCACCAGTCCTAAGATCACTCCACCAACCAGCTTCGACATTTGAGGCATGAACTTTATCTCTTAATTTATTAAACATCGTATTCTCCTTTATGGAGAAAAAGCGCTATCCAATTTTAAAGATTATGTCAAATACTTTCCGACTACGAAGCCAATGCGATTGCCAAACCTCACTTGGAACCAACCCGGATAGGGTTCTTTAAGAATTTCTACCGACGAGCCTTTTGGAATTGTGGTCAAAATCAATGAAGTCTTATCCGCATCCTGACGAAGATTTAAGCCTGTGGTCGTTTTCTTAGTGCCTTTTGCCGGAATGATTTGGGATTTTCCTTCAACCGGAAAATCTTTCAGATGTTCTTTTTTCATTTGGCTAATAAATCCATCTAGTGCGGGGCCGGGGTCTTGTTTACGACCCGGGGAAACGTCCTCATGACCTACGATATCTTCTATGTCGTAGTAATCACAGATTGCTGCAATGACTTGCGAAACCGCCTCAAGTTGCTCAGAGCGATAAGCTTCCCAAAGCGAAGGACCATTTCTTGTTCCTTTGAATTGAAATTCTTCTGGGACTTTGACACCAGCATGAGAATACCCTTCGTTATTGAGCCACCCCCAATTATCGATTTCGATTCCGATAGAGAATGAATTAACATCGGATTTTCCTTTATAGGCAGATTCTCCGGCATGCCATGCTCGATTATTGAGAGGCATAAGTTGGTGAATATCACCTTCACGACCTACGACAACCTGAGCTGAGGCTCTTGTCGTTGCTCTAGAAAGGTAATCAGCATCTCCAGAACCATCCTCGCCTCCAGAGGCGGTGTAGTGAAGAACAATAATTTTAGGAGTAATGACTCCTCCCTTGTTCTTGGTGGCTTTTTTGTTGTGACTTGCTGGAGCAGTCAGGTTGTGGTTTTCAATTTTCATAACTCATACTACTCCAAAAGTTCCATTTTGTCAAATTAAGGAAATAAATTCCCTGCTCCCCTGTAAATCTGAGCTTCTGTCTTAGCTCCCCTATAGACTTGAGAAAAAGTTTTTGCCCCTCTATAAATATAACTTAGAACGGTAATAGTTACAAAATAATCTTTCGAAAAAATTGAATCCACTAAATCACTGTCCCAAAGGGCTGATGCTCCTGATAATTTATTATCATGCTGACCCCACAAATCACCCATGTATAATTTTACCTGTTGCTCTGAGAGTCCCGCTTGAGGTAGTGCTGGTAAGAAGTATAGCAAAAAGACAACTGTTATTTATAATGTTAGTTAAGCCCAATCCTGCCCAATCTGCTGACCACCGTACATTAGCCATTGGTAGGGCTAGTGCTCCTCTGTATCTAGTAGCTGTAACCCCGAAACTACCCACTACACCGGTTGTGGCAGATAAAGTGATTGAATTGACTGCTCTAATATATTTGCCGCTTTGTGCCGCAGGTATATACCCATTTAATGGAAGCATATGGGAGGCAGGTCGAGTCGCAGCCAAAGAAAAAGTACTTAGATTTCCTACCGTCCCGTCATTATAGGTTACATTTACTGTAATATTTACAACAGTAGCACCGGTGGCAGTATACCATTCGAGCCACCACTGGACGTCGGAATAATTAGTGTCCCCTTTACGAGCCTCTAAATTATCTGTTCCTAAGTTTGTACTTAAATCTATACCTACTGTTTGAGCCGTAGTGAGAGTTCCATTTAGACCCCCCATGTGCATTAGGCGATCATGAAGCTCGAAAGTCATAGCAGAGTTAGAAGAAATAGCCTCTAATAGTCCCAAATAACTGGTAGCTGGGGCTGTCTGCTGGTTAAAGCCAACACATCCGATTGTGTTATTGTTACATATTGCAGCAACAGCAGGAATAGAACCTTGCCCCGGCTGTCCTGTAGCTCTCCACATCGAGCAAAAAGAGTTTGCAGTTTGAGAGGCAATAGATACTTTATCGAAAATAATTCGAGAAGAGTTATTCGCTAAAGCATCTATTAGCTGGTCTCTATTAGTGATCATGCGATAACAATCACGCGATACTGGTTATTGGTAGGAACATTTCCAGCCCCAAAAGTCAGAATACAACTATTGACACCATTTCTGGCAACATCAATCCATATAGTTTCACCCGTTGAAATTTCCACTACCTGAACATGCACGTCGAGAGTATTTAGGTTATGAGTAATCGTAAAAGTTGTTAAAGAACCATTACCGATATTGGTTTGGTAGCGTTTCACTGAGAGAACCGCAGCGATGTTAGCTTGGTTATCTTTGATAAGTTGAGTAAACTCAGCGATAGTATCCACAGTGGCATCGACCGCTTGGTTAGTAAACGCCGCCATAATACGAGAATCAACAACGGTATTAAAATCGGTGATTTGGGAGGCAGTATGTGTATGAGCAGCAAGAGCAAACGCCGAAGCGTTCAAACCATCGAGTAAATCGGCATCTAGACCTGATCCTGCTCCATCAACAGTGAGCAGCTGAGTAAGAATTTGAGAGGCAGTCATATTTGCCCCAATTGTTGCCCAAGCTGTGCCGTTATGATAACGAATTTCTTTAGAAGTAGTGTTGTAATAAACTCTACCCTCGGTCCCTGTTGGATCACTTGATAGCTTCTCTAGAACAAGTCTAAGAATAGAGTTCAGAACCATGTCTATTGGGGCTAAATACTTCATTCTCTATTCCTTTTAATCAATTCTAGCTCTTCCAGCTATCGGGGTAGAAAAAATAATACTTACTTGATTTGCATCATCGTGATGAATATTTCCAAAAATCTGATCATCCGTATCATCGTAAAGAGTGACATCGGGATAATGATTTAGATTATGTGCTATTGTCCAAATAGACGCAGGCAGTGATTGGATATAAATGATCGGATCAGAGTTTCTCGAGCCTGAAGGTAGTTCCGCCAAAACTTTCATAGCTTCATCGTAAGGAATCGCTAGAACCCGATTATCGGGTCCTCTCCAATTCAGTCTCAAAGACTGCTTACGACGCCACTCAAGTCTCATACAGGACTACTCGCAGATTCAGTTACCTTTAACATAGCACTAACGCTAGTAATGTCTACCGAACCGTTTGTAACCAGTTTTGCATCCACGACATATATATTGTTGGGAATAAGATGGGCTGACTGATTAGCAGATAATTTAAGACTCCAACCATTAGGGTGTTGGGAGGTGCTTGGTCTAGGTATTACTACTAAAGCTAGAGGTGCGGGATCGCCCGGGGTTAGGGTCTGATTCTTTTGGAGTCTAATATGAGCTTCTATGGAAGTTATACTACTGATATTATCTTCAGGGGCATCCAATTCGATTACAATGTCTTCTCCGCGTCTGAAAATGTAAGGAATCATCGTGTTATTCTCTCGGTTTACCTCTATGAGGTTGTTATTTGGATGCGGGACTTGTAGCTGCCTATAATGCTAAATGAAAATGATGTCAAGGAACTTGCCAATGTGGTGTATCACGAAGCGCGAGGCGAAAGTCGCTTAGGCCAGTTGGCCGTAGCTTGGGTAATTGTGAATCGAGTCAGGACTGGTAGATGGGGTCGTTCTATCCACAATGTAGTGTGGAGTCCTAGACAATTTAGTGGACTTAAATATCACTCTGGTTGGAAACAGTATGAGGCTTTAGCTCGGTCTGTTTTAGGGGGTCTTGAGAAAAATCCGGTTATTGGATGCCTATTTTTTAAGCATTTTTCTCTCGGAAAAGGACGTATCCGAATAGGAAATCATGTCTTTTGGTAGAAAATTATCCCGTTCGGGGTCATTTTTGAGATTTGCGGGGTAATTTAGACCAAATTATCCCGAACGGGATCAAAACAGTTAGAATGTTGTTAGCTCCACACAGACGCCAAGTGTAACATTGACGATGATGCTCCTGAGTTTTATTTTTGAGGACTCTAGAACCACCAACCAGTTTCTCAACATGATTGAGAAGCTCGGGGAAGGGTTTGTTGGGGTTACTTTTAGGATAAAACCAAGTTGTTCTGTTGCTGTGTCGCTGAAAACGTAAAAAATAGGGTAAGTTTGCAACTTGTATACTAAGTTATTATATATATTATATTTTATTAACGCACTACGACTTAAAAAATATAATAAGTATATAATATAGGGCAATTTTTATGTTTTTCTGGGTGTGGCTCTTGACTCCTACATCATCCCACCCTAATGGCCTAATACACATTGGGTTTTGCGTGTTTTCCTCAGTGTGTTCCTTGCGAAGGTGATGGGGGAGGAGCAGTTGCCGCTAGCTCCTCCCCAGATTTTGGAAAAATTTTCAGAAATTTCCCTAGGGGACTATCGGAGTGCAGAACAGACCCAGAACAAGACCCCCCTCCTACCCTTCCCCGCGACCCCAAAGCAAGAACAAACAAGCAACATCAAAGAAATAATCCAATCATTTCAATGACTTATCATTTTAACCTAATTGGTGATTGACAATCTATTAGTCTTACCTCATAACTCTAACCATAGCGAAACGACGCAAACCTAAAGCACCCCAAGCGCTTTTGGAGACGCCCAAGCTATGCCCTTAAACCATAGGTTGCCGTGTCAACCTAACAATGAAAGTTAAGACAATGAAGTTTGATCAAAAAGCCTTCGAATTGGCAAGCGCTCGCTGTTTCCACGCAGCTAATAAAATTGACGGCGTTATTGCCGCCACTGCCCAAGTCAAGAATAATTGGGCAATGCTCGCCGCAAGCGGTATTGCGCTTGGTGAGCTAACAATTGAAGCGGTTGAAAAACAGCTAATCAACGATTATCGTTTGCAAGTGTTAAAAGGTGAAGCACAACAAGAGTTTGACTGTGATAGCGCAACAATCGGCGATTGCGGTTCAACCATCAAAGGGTGGTTTTATGACTTAAAACGGGTGATAGCCGCGGGTTCAGAACACATAAACCGCGTGGTGAATGGTGAAAGTCTAACCACTGTACGGCGCGACACTGCCCCCCGACAACAACAAGCAGAGAGCAATCCTAAGAAAGCGCCCGATATGGCAACCCTAAGCCATGCCATATCTAGTCTTAACTACCATATTGACAACGCAATGGCAGATAATGCTCTAGCTCATAGCTTAGCAGCTAACGCGCAATTAGCGGACTTAGTGGTTAAGATTGCCAAACTGGAAGCTAAGGTTAGCGCTAACCTAGAGCAAGCTATGAAGGCGGCATAACCCACAATCCCGCTGATTGTTTGTGTCTGGTTCTTGATAGAAAGGAAAAGCAATGGAAAATTCCGACTTTATGGTCCAACCGAAAAAGGTTGACGTCAACCTAAACCAAGATAATCAATTCCTAATAGATAGAGACTTTGACGACTTGTATAATGGGGAATTGGAATTTGTGCCAATTCTTGAGAAAGGCGAGCACTGGATTTTCTTATAATTGTTACAAGTATGCAACTTGTATTATTTTTTTCTTCGCGTGGGAATGTCTAAAATATTTAATAGAGAATAAAAGTCATTCAGGTTCTATTCATAATCACATTAAAATGTGAATTTGAGTGTGAGTGTGAGTGTGATTCATAATCACATTACAATGTGAATTTGAATGTGGGTGTAAGTGTGAATGTGATTCATAATCACATTACAATGTGATTTATTTTTAAGAATGTGAATTTGAATGTGGGTGTGGGTCTGGGCTACTAACCAACAATTAGTGAAAATTCCGAGTTGTTGGTATTTTAAAAGATTGCTTAAATTTTAGGCAGTCGTGGAGTCCCTGTGCCTAAAATTTAAGCAGCAAAAGGTTGACGTCAACCTTAACAATCCGAAAAGGACTTAGAAATGAATATCTCTATGACTATGACAAACTAACAAGCGTTCTTGAGAGGATATAAAATATGAGTGTAATCACGCACCTTTCAGACCGGCTTTACCGTATAAGATACGATTGTGTAGGTGAAAGTGAAAGTGAAAGTGAAGGTGAATGTCAAGACAGTGTGGGATACGTACTGCAAGACCTACTGGATTATTTACTAGAGCAGGAAAAGAGGACGCCTAAACCATGACCAACGAACAATTATTTTTGCAAAGCCTGCCCCTTAACCCAAACACACCCGCTGCTATGCTCGCCAGTGACAGCGACAAAAGCCCAACCGAAAAAGGTTGACGTCAACCTTAACAACCAGAAAAGGATTTAGAAATGAATATCTCCAGTTATGAAACGCAATTCACAAGAATGCATCGTCAGGGCGACAAAAGCCCAACAATCAACACCCTCAACCGTAAACCCTACAGAACTGCCAGCCAGAAAGCCGCTGCCAAAGCGAATACGTCCAAAACCAAAGACGGTTATTACCGGAGCACGGCTCCAGTGAGTTTTCACAGATGAGACGCACAATCACAATCACAATCACAATCACAGCCCTAATCTTGCTTACAATTCTGCTATTCGTATTCGACCGAGCAATGGTTAAAATGTGGGAAGCCGATTGCGAACGCTACGGCGACATTGAAATGTGCCATGAAGGCCCAAGGAGATTTTGAAATGTTTACCAATGCTGACCCCCATCCTGCTCCGTTACTATCCACAGGTATTCAATTTGTAATTCCTGACGTCATGGATATGTCTACATCAAAGGGCAGCACTTTACCTTTTGCCCAGGGGGTGCCAGATCAAACCCCAATTCCTAACTGGGAAAAGCAGCTCCAAATGGTACGACTCATCAACGCTAGACGGCGCATGGCCCAACCGAAAAAGGTTGACGTCAACCTAGACCCAGAAGCAGAAGGCTTCTACGCATGGGAGCGAAAACAGCCGATAAAATCCAATCCATACACGAAGAAAAACAACCCGAAAGAGCATCAACTCTGGTTAAAAGGCTATCTCAACAATGACCCTGTTTGAAATCACCCTAAAACCCTATTCGGGCCACATTAGGAAATGTTTGGAGGATGCTATAAATCTCGTCCAAACATTTCCTGATGATGCTAAATTCATTTTCATCTTCAATGACAGGCGCATTCCTATCCGAAAAGACAGCTCTGTGTCTGCTTTACATGACTTATACGTCAAGGGCTATTACGATAACCGATAACCGAAAACCAAATTGATAGATCACAAAACAAAACCCCCCGGTTTTAGGTCGATTACAGGCCCAGCATGAGGCAGCAAAATTTATATTAAATTTCCCTCAAAATGGTGGCTGCTGATATTTTCAGTGAGGATTATAAGCTTTCTCATTCTCAACTAATAAAGGTTGACGTCAACCTTAGTCAGTTTCCTAACCCACTACATCGTAATCAAGACAGTTTAGGAGATTATTATGCTTACCTTCGATCAAACCAACCTATTCGAGACCCTTGAAATCGACTCCGAAATAGAATTTGAAGTCGAACTTAAACCATACTGGCTCCCAGCCGAACCAGATGTGGGTATCATGTCCTCTTATTGTGAGGATTGGACTTTTCATTCCTGCGGTTTCATTTGCGAAACCAAGTTTTCTAATTGGCTGGCTCCGCAAATAAATGCAGACCCAAATCTAATTGAGAAAATCATTCTGGACCAATCTCGTTCACTAATCCGGGAGGCTGACCCCCATGATTAGGATATATCGTCTTGAGACAGTCACGCAAATTGGCGTTTACATGCACGCCTATAATCAGGCAGCAGACCACTCGCAGCCTTCTGTTCCGACTCCTTATCAAGAAGGCTTAGGTTGTCCCGAACACGGCGTCGAATATTGTGGATTTGAGTCAATTACCCAAATGCGTAACTGGTTCCCAAAATCCAGTCAAGACAGCAGAATGAGCCAAGTGGGTATTGAAGTTTCAGTATATGAAATCGAACCTCATTTTGTTCGTAAAGGTTCTCGTCAAGTTCTCTTTCACCTTCACAAAGCGAGAAGGGTTGACCGTCAACCTTTGGAGAGTTTCTGATGAAAATTCACCTGATAGTAAAAACCGATGAGAATTTAAGAGAAACAGGATTGTATATTAAAGGGACCGAACATAATGAACGCCTCAATGCCGCAACTCATATGAGTCTCATTGCCCATGATGTTGTTGAACATTTCGGTCAACCTCAAGGGACCGCTGAAAATGAGTTTGAAGCCATTGGGGCAACCCAATTCGTTCGAGCACCTTGGGAACCAATCCGCTTGGAGAGCGATATAAGCTCAGTTTGGGAAGATATGGAAAGCTATGGAGATACTCTTCCAGAGTTGTCCGACCTCGAATGTGAGGAAAGAGAAATTTTTACAGAAATGGTAGAGAAAACCCATGACATGGTGGACGAAAACCTAAAAAGGTTGACGGTCAACCTTCTCTGTAACGGATATAACAAGGCACAGCAGCAGCATAAATCCTCAATTGATGCCTATGATCTTTATCAGACCATTGCTCGCACTCCCTACCCCGAAATCGACTTTGAGGGCCAACAATTTATTCTTACAGTTGATACCAATCAAAACACTGCTTTTATTAAGGAGATAAGTTATGCTTGTTAGCTATCCACAAATGCTCCACGTTGAGCTTCCCCCGCAAACCAGCGGTTTTCATATTCTCGATTCTAAAGATGGGGAAGCACTGGTCGCTCGCTTGGGAAAACATCATAGCTCCAATCGGTCTTTTCTATTCTGGTATGCTAAACTAGACGGTATTCCAGTCAGGATTAGTCGCCTAATTCTGAGTGCTAAAGAGTTCGCAATTCTGTATCCTCTACGAGTAGCAGACAGAATTGCGACTACAATCGAAATGGAAGTTAATAACGGAACAATTTTAGAAGGAGAAAGCAAATGACATTTCAAGCAACACATAAGCGTAAAGATGGAAAGGTTGACGTCAACCTTGTTGTTGACGTCAACCTTGTTGTTGACAAGGGTGATGAGGCTACCTATCACCATCGCTATCAGGACCGCAAGGGTGATAAAGTGATTGTCCCTTAGGGAGCCTGTTCTAGCGAACGCTTTTCAGATCAATTTCAGGAGATTTCAAAATGACAATCAAAGTTTACAAACTCACAGATCAAAATAACCAAACAAAAAATCAAACTCAATGGGGACCAAACGTCACTCATTCAGGAACAGGCAAAGGAGAGCTG